CGCCGCACCCCGCTCCGCACTCCGCGCCGCACTCCACGCCGCACTCCGCGCCGCAGCACTCTCCGCACTCCACGCCGCACTCCGCGCCGCACTCCGCGCCGCACTCCGCGCCGCACTCCACGCCGCACTCCGCGCCGCACTCAATTCGTCGTCGGAAAGTTCCTTTCGCAGCCACTTGCGCTTGGCCTCAATGGCCGCAAAGCAACGCGGGTCCGTAACTTTTGCAGCAGCCAAAGCCCGCTCGGCGCACCAACAAGCAAATTCATGCAACAGTTCGGTGGCGTCAGCCCACGCCAACACAGTACGCTCAGTGGCAGCAACCTTGTCGCCGCCTTCAATTACCACTCCGCCTAATCGCACCCGGCAAATAATGGGGCCACTGCTGTAGCGCAGCGCGTCAATTGTTCGTTCGCTGGCGTGTAGGCCGCGTTCGCACAGCACTGGCTTGCCCTTTACGGTCAATGTTTCACCGACCTTCACTGTGCGATCATCGCCATAACCTAATTTGCGGTTGGCGGCTAAAAAATGCCAGTATAGTTTTTCGTCAGTCATGGTGTTTCCTTTCCCAATGCCGCTTCGTTCGCGGCGATTTGGTTTTCGATGTCATTTCGCGGGCCGCGATAATCGCGACGAATGAAGTTTTTTGCGGCCCGCAACAATTCCGTGCTCGCCCGCAATTCCCGTTCAACGAATTCCAGGTGGTCACGTAACGCTCGCCAGTCGGCGGCTTTTCTACGCCATACTTCGGAGTAGGGGTCTGGTAAATGTTCGCCGTTTAATGACGCTAAACTTTTGGCATGGAGTTCCCTGTCTCGCAACATCGCAACGTATTTCGCGTCCATGTTAGTGTTAGTTGTTGGTTGGTACTGGGTTGGAATAGATATGACAACGGGGACAGAAAACAATCTCTACATCATCGCGCAATTCGGACTCTAATTTACCGCCACACTTTGGGCATCGCATTTCCCGCAAGTTTGCCGTAGCTTGGGCCATTGCGCCACGTTGCGTGGGGGTCAATGGCTTAGTCCATGATTCGGTGAGTCGCATATAACTATTGACGTAGCTACGGTTAGCCTTCTGAAGATAAACGTCTCGTACATCAACGGTAAATGGTTCTTGGCCACTCCAAACGAATAGGAACGGTAAATTGATAGCTACGATGCGGAGTGGGTTCCCGGCTGGACGGCGCTTGTTGAAAGCTACCATTCCCGGGAAGGGGCTGTTGGATGGGATGGGTTCGTTGTCGCGGAAGCTGTGAATGATAACCCACTGACCGACTTTTAGATCGTCCAGTTGAAGAATGGTGGACATTGGTAAGGTTCCCGGGGTACTTTGGATACTATACCCCCTTGTTCTTGTGAACGATACTCAAACTTGAACGGAAAAACTCTACCGATAGGGCAACGCAAGCATTCCGAAACGTCACCCTACCGGTAGAAGGAAAGGTCAAGCAACGTAGTACAATTGGTCAATAGCGCGGGTGATTGCGACGTACCGTAGGTTCCACTCTTGGGCAAGCTGCCATTGACTCTTGGCCATTGGGTGGGGGACCGTGGCGTTCCCCGGTTCCAATAGGTAAACCCGTTCGGCTTCCAAGCCCTTTGCCTTGTGGATGCTGGAGAGACGTACACACTTGGCTGAACGGTCATCGGTGAAGACCTTGCGAATGTTGTTGATGACGGCTTCCACGCTGTCAGCGCCGATGGTAAAGCAAGTGATGCAATCGTAGCGGTCTTGCAAGGCGATTAGCCGAGCATCTTGGGGGAACCGTTTCTTCAGTTCCTTCTGTTGTTCGCGGTGGTTCCAATCGTCCAAGCGTTGAATCAAGGTCGGTACGTCGTTTGCCTTCATCTGCTTGATTAGACGTACTAGACCGTCTCCAATGTCTCGCCCTTGGATTTCAGCGCGGATACCTTGCTTGATTAGCCGAAAGCAGACAGAGACCAAGGGAGCGTTTACACGGCACAAGAGCATGTCCCCGAGTTCAACGTGGTCGAAGAAGCATTCTTGACCTTCCCCAGCGTTGAATGGGTAGCGACCGATGGACCCCACCCCGTTGGATTCATGGGCTTCAAATAGGGGGACAATGGCTTGGGCTTCAGCTACGATTGCTTTGCCGCAACGACGAGTAACGGTCAAGGGCAGGGCTACGCAACCTTCTGGAGAAGATGCTAGACGTTCCTTCATGCGGTTCATGGACTCGCAATCAGCGCCGGCAAAGCCGTAGATAGCTTGGTTGATGTCCCCACACAAGATCAATCGCTTACCGGCCTTCAGGGCTAGGGCTTGTTGGCAGCGGTTCAGGTCTTGGGCTTCGTCCACCAAGAGTAAGTCCACTTTGGGCATCGGTAGGTTGCAAGCAATGGGTAGCCAGACCATATCGTCAAAATCGATTTGACCATCGGCATTGGCGTCACAGCAGCGGTTCAAGATGCGTGGTACAAGGTCAAGCACGTCATCGATTAAGTGCGCGGGAATGTCTAGTTCGTAGTAGGACGCAAGGGACTCCAATTCGTCGCCACTGATAGCGGCAAAGTGCTGGTCAAAGCTGCCGTCTTGGTTTTCGGTCAGTCCGATCAAGTTGGATTTGCAAAGACCGACCAACCGGCTACAGATGCGGAGTAACTCAAAGTGGTTGCCGCGCAAGTCCCGAATGTCGGTATCCATGAGTTCGCAAATAATTTCTTGTACCCTATCACCATTGACTGAGTTCCGACCACCGCGAAGTTCAAAGTTGGCGGCTACGGCTTTGAATCCAAAGCTGTGCATGGTAGACGCGGTGCAACCTTCCGGGACGCGGGTTTGGAGTTCGGAGGCAATCGACTTGTTGAACGCCACGAAATGGATGGACTGGGCTTCGCGACTGAGGGACATCGATTCCCAAACGGCAGCTTGTTGGGGTGATGGTTTGATCTTGGGCTTCAGGCCGCGCACCACCTTCAAGCCTTCAATGAGCGTGGTGGTCTTGCCGGTTCCGGCTAGGGCTTCAACGATGACGTGGGGCGCTTTGGTGGTCTGGGTCTTTTTAGTCTTGGCTAGGGCGGTTAGGAATGCTTGCTTATTGGACATTGGACAACCTTTCGTTTGGGGATGGGCGTCATTATTCTCCCACGCGCTGCTTGCTGGTAGCAAAAGCACCTACCGACGGGAATTCACAAGAAACCATGATGTTACTGGGTGGCTTGTGGCCAGCCGGGATGAAAACTTCTTTACGGAGTAGAATTAGACCTTCGTTGAGCCACTGTTCACGAGTTGAGTATGCCATGATTACAACCGTCCCTTCTGTTGCTTGGATGCTTGGATGAATTCGTTATTGGCGATGTCTTCAGTGTGTTGGGAGTAGTCCAGTTCGTAGTGTATGGCCTCCAGAACAGGGAGGGAGAGACTGGACACAACCAACGTAGCGGTCTCGTGAGAGAGTCCTAGGCGCTTTACCAGGGCTTCGCGGACGATGATGACGGTATCCATAGATGACCTTTCCATTGAAAAACCCCAGCCCCACGTTAGCAGTGTCAACCGGTTGCTAAGAGGTGGGGCGGGGGTGACCAGACCCGGGGATTAGCCCGCGATGACTTCGTAACGGGGGAAGCTGTAACCCTTTTTGATGACTTCGCCACGGTGTTTCGCAATCCATTCATCGTCGGCCACTACTTCGGCCACGCGGGTGTAGCGTAAGATGACGATTTCACCGGTGCGGAGCCTGTGTTCTTCGTCTTCGGCGAACCACTTGGTCAAGTCGTCGTCAACTTGGGATCGTTCCTTTTTCAGGGCGGCAACGCGCTTTTCTAGGGCGCTGATTTCGGCGGACAGTGCCGCGCGTTGGGAATACTTTTCTTCGCAGGCTTTGGAGACCAGGGGGATTTCACGGGTTGCTGTCATGGTTTCTTACCTTTCCGGGGGAACTTGGGGGCGGATACTCTCAGGGTGTCGTATGTCCCAACTACTGCCTATGAGTTTTCCCCGCCCCGTTTTGTTCCCTTTGATCTTGGCGAGTCTCAGTTGCTCGCGTCTCTCGCATTATACCATTCGACAACAGCGTTGCAATAGGTTTAGCAAAAGATTTTCAAGATTTTTGGAATTGTCCCAAGTCGTTACGGGCATTGGGGTTGCCCGCCTGACTTTTCTGGAGAGAAGACTTTAGCCGTTCGATGTCGGCTTCGGTGAATAGCCGATGCTCCCGAGCCAAGTCGGTTAGGGTGTCACCAATCCGTTGCGCATGGCGGCTAATGGTGGACTTGTTGACCTTTAGGCGCTTGGCTACTTGTGTGACGGTGTAGCGGGTAGTCATGGTATGTTTTTCCTTGATACGCTCCAGGGCAGCGGCGCGCTTCTCGGGGTCAATAATCCTTCCGGCTATGGCGAGTCTTTCGCGGAGTTCCATTTTTGGCTATCCGTATTTAGAATGGGTTGCAAGTTTGGAGTTCTACAAGTTTATCCCGTAGCCACAACAGTAGTTCCGTTTCGGTTCCGCATGATGATGGTCCTAAAAGCCGGGGAGGGTGAACGCGGAGCAACGTAGGATTCGTTATCCACCCTCCCCAGCACGGTCGATAAATTGCCGGGTGATTGTTGACCCTTTCCACTTCCACGTAATGAAGTTAGAGACAATCGGCGTGGGAACGCCCCACTACCCGGCAAAGTGCATTATACCATCTTGCAACACGATTGCAAGGGGGCTACTTCTTTCGCGTTACCTTGCCGGTCTTACCGCCCCCCGCATCTACCGTAACGGCAATTTCGTGCTGGCGAATAACCACGTATTCGTGTTCCACCCCGTCCGTATCCACCACGGGAACTTTGCGCCCGAGTGATGGGGGATAGACCACGCGGTCACCCACTTTGCTGGTCATGGGGCAAGAGCCATGTTCCCCCGTGGGGCCGGGGCCGACGGCAACCACGATGCCGGTATGGTATTCTTGCCAAGATGTCTGGGGGATGATAATTCCGCCTACACGGCGTTCTTCTTCGCTGTCTGGGTCGATTATCACTCGGTCAGCCGACGGACGTATAACTAGGGACATTGTAGGATTCCTTCCATTGTTAAAGGGGTTGTTCTTGTGGACGATACTCAGACTATTGGGAATAGACGGATTGCATGTCTACAGACCAGTGGGTGCGCGGCCAATCAACCGGGCCACCGTAAAGTAGGTTGGCCGGTAGGGTTTGGATTACAAAGCCGTTGAAACGGAATACCCACGGCTGCCAGTGGGCATCTTGGGAGGGGCCAGCGTAAGTAATTAGCGTTAGGTAGGCGCTGGGGATGTCCATGCGATCCATAAAGAAGTGTTCGCAGGACACGTAGCAAGTGTTGGGGGAAAAGTCCTTGACCCTAAAAATAGTGGTTTGGGGGCAATTAGTGGTTACGTTGTCGGCGCGGACTTCCCCACCGCGTTCAATGTCAAACATCGTAATTGGCTGAAGGGGGGTTTGCGAAGTATCCCAAGCCATGCCGATATTGCGGAACGTCCACCATACGGCTTGTTGGTTTTGACTAAGGAACATGCGCTTACAGTTGGATGCCAAGCAATTGTTTACGTCGCACATTTCGGCGTGGTTTTCGTCAGCTACGAACTGGTTGCTACTGTTGTAGTAACCGCCCAAAGCTTTGAAGCAAGTCTCGGCATTGAAGAAAAGCATGTTGGAAAATCGATGATGACCCGTAGCCACTGGGCTAAGTTTGCCTTCAACTTCGATCAAGGCTTGGTCCCCAGTACCCTCCAGGACCAGAGAGTCCATAACGCAACCCGTACCGCCCATCACGAAGATCGGTTCACCGGGGGTAAGTTGATGAATACGGGAAGCCTTAGCCGAAATTTGGGATGGGTTATCGTGGGGATACCAATAGCCGGTTCCCCGGCCACTGTTCGACGTAACGCGGAAACCGATCTTGGCGGGTAGCTTGATACGCTTGTTGATATACAAGACACCATCTGGAATCACGATGTCCCCAGCGTCTGCTTGGCGCTGAAGCCAAGTAGTGTTGGAAGCTGCCTTTGACGGGTCATTCATCACCCGTTGGCAGTACGCAAGGACGGCTAGGTTCATCAACGCGATGACCGTCAGGAATTGTAATAGCTTGTTCATACTCGACCTTTCAAAAAACTGGGGTTAGTGGCAGTGTTAGATGATGTCTTCACCATTAACGTACATCGATAGCGGAACTTCGTGGGAGGCGTTTAGACGGTTCTTCAAGAAGCCGATGAAGTCTTCCCGAATGGAACCGTCCACTAAAATGAATTGAAAGTTAGTTCGCAAGAATCGGTAAATTTCGTGTTCACTCATGGGGACGCGAGTTACCCAAGCCAGCGCCCCACTTGTGAAATAGAACAGTTTCAGGTTTTCCGAATAGTGGGCAAGCTGGCCAGCGTTGGAACAGTCGCGACGAATTCGTTCCCGATATTTTTCATGGTCATTGCAAAGTATCAGCGCCCGAAAATGGGGGTCTTTGATCCGTTCATAGAATTCTTCGGCTAGGTAATCCATTACTTGGCTCGTTGGAATAGCTTGCCCTTGGTGATTAGTTCCGCCCCATGTTCGGTTAAGCGGTATTGATCCGCTGGCTTTCCCCCGGTTACTTTTGGGGAAGGTTTCTTGCCGCACTTCTCGATAACGCGCAGGTCCAATAGGTCTTGCAAGGCGCGCTTGGTTCCCGAGATGCTCATGTTCACCCGGGCGGCAATCTCTTGCGTACTGGGGGTTCCTGGAGCCAAGTCCCACACAGCCTTATATACGTTCCGATGCCAGCCAAAAGACGTAACCCAAACCACCTTGGTCAGAATTCGCAAGCATTCATCATCAATGGACGGGAGACCCTTCACCACGGCAATTGACTGAAGTAGCTTGGTGTATTGTTTACACAAGCGGGATGATGACTCGGCGTCGGCATCGTAGAGCAAGTCCCCGGTCTGGCGGTCTCGTTCCGGGCGAGTTCGACAGACTGCGGTGAACCCAGCAAGGGCAATGATACGGTCAATGTACTTGCCGATGCTGGGGGGCTTGTCCTTCGCGGGAAGGTACTCCAGGAAATTGGCTACGGCTTCCGCGCGACGATTAGCGTTCAGGACTTCCCGCGATGGGTCGTTCGCCCCCTCGATAGCACGGCGGGCAATGTCGGTAGACGATATGGGCGGTCTACCGATGGAACATTTTAGGAACCGTTCACCCAAAGCAGCTTTATTGTATGTGTGAATACGGGGGGTGACACCGCAAACCAAACCGAAGTAGCAACGGTCTTCCCCGCTACCCGGTTCGGGATAGACGCGAAGAACGCCATTACCGAACTGCCGCACAACTTGCCCGTCATAGGCATCACGCAAGAGACCAAGTAAGTCTTTTTGATCTTGTTCGTTCTTGTCCAAGATAACCGTGTAGTCCTTGACGATCAAAACCCGGTTATTGATTTTGGCCATTAGGGAGGGGTCTGGGTCACATTTGAAGCCACTAACCAAGGTGGCATACTTCATATCAGTCTGAAACTGACAGATAGGACTCTGAATAGTGGCTTCTAGGATTAGTGATTTACCATAACCGGGTGGGTCAACTACATAAAGCCAGAGTGGTATGCCACCGTAGCGAATACTGGCCACTGTCGCCAGTACCGTTGTAAGTACATCCTCAAACCCACGATTGACGTGGACCTTACTGTCTCTGAATTGCTGAATGACTCCCGCCAGTGTAATGGTTTTCGGTGGTGCGTCCGTAGTAGTGCGATGATTATAAGGACGCAACCAAGACAGAATTTTAGCCCAAGCATCCGACGGCCCTTTCGCATCAATCAGATTGGTAATGTCGTGGTTTTCTGGGTAAGAATCCGGCCAATGTAAGCAGAGAACGCTTTTCGCATGGAATTCTCTGGAGAGAAGGATAGCGGCTTCGTGTTGCTTCTTGGATGCGGTGTCGCCACTGTCGAACAGAAGAACTATGTCCCGGTTGTGGAAGGTGTTCTTAGGGACTCGTTTGATACAGGCGGACATGTTCCCCTTGCCGGGGACGCCTAGGAAAGAAGCATGTTCGCGGCCATCCACGTCGGAAAAGTGGAACTGAAGCATGGTCTTATCGGCTTCACCCTCACAGATGAAAATTGGCCCTTCTGGGGTCAACTGTTCCATGCCGTAGAAGTGTAGAGAACAGCCGGAAGTATTTTGCCACTTTTGCTTGTGGGTTGGTCCTAAGTAGACCTTCAGATTGACGATTGACCCTTCCGCATTGAAGATCGGTACTAGCCAACGGTCGGCAATGTCGTCATACGCCCATTGATCGTTCTTGAACGCTATCCAAAATTTGGTGCCCCGAGACTTGGCCAGTTTCTTATAGTGGTTATCGACCGTTTCTTTGAGGCGATGCTCGTAGTAGAGATGCAGGAACGTGTAGCGGTTCCCTTCTACGTCGCACTTCTTGCAATGGAATTGACCAGCGTTGTCCTTCTTATTGGACACGAAAAAGTGCTGTTCCTTGCCGCAGAATGGGCAATCGGTAACACACTGCCCAGTAGAATTTGGTTCGGGGAGTATGAGACCGTGAAACGCGAAGGTAGCCAATTCTGGTTGTAGAGTCATCGTCCTTGATTACCAGCTAGAGAACTGTCGGCTTCATGCCGCTAATGAAATTGGGGGACCGGGATTCGCACCCAGCATTCCAGGTTATGAGCCTAGCGTGATACGTCCTTCACTATCCCCCGATTGATCGTTACTTGTTGCGGTTACTGCGATTGGGGTTCTTCGGTTCTTCCGCGTTCGCCGGTATTTGGTCCTTGGTCTCTTGGTTGGACAGCGGCGGCAAGTCGCGCATTGCCGGGTATGGGTCGTGGGTAAGGGCACCATCCAACATAGCCCCAAACTCGGCAAGTTGGTCGGCTAACAGGATGGTATATCCGCTTTCCAAGATGACCATCGTTCCCTTTTCCCACTGCCGATAGCCAGCAATAGCAAGGGCATTCAGTCTGCCCGGTAGGTGACCATCCGACGTGGTAAACTTAACTTCAAAGTACGGTTTCATGCCTAGATTCCTTGTTGGTACTTGCGAACTTTAACCCCGGTCTGCCAGTTCGCGGCATGGATTTTAGTATCCACGGGGGTAGTAATTCCTAGGGCAGCGCCGGCGGCTTCCATCGTGGCTTCGATGCTACGAATGATACGGACAACATCATTGCGAGTTCGCTTGGTGGTGTCAATGTCAAAAACAAGTTCATCGTGAATCTGAAGTAGCAGCAAGATGTCTCGCCAATTCACAATCGGCTTTTGGTCCTTGGTGGGTTGAAAGCGTTCGGTATGCCAATCTTCCATTCGATAACCGTAGCATAGCCATCGCATGGCAAGCTTGATAATTCTTCCCGCAGTTCCTTGAACGCGGTAGTCCAAAGCTTTGAACGGTTCTGCGGCTGGGGGCCAAAGTGGATAGCCGTCCGCCGTGGGGATAAAGCCGTTTTCGCGGACTTCGTGTATGGTCGAGTCCATGAACTTCCGGGCGGACGGGAACTGTTTGGAGAACGATTCATAAGCGCCCGTCATGCCAGCGGCGGCATCAACCTTGCCGGGACTTCCGCCATAGATCATGGCGAAGTTAGTGTTCTTAGCTATGCGACGTTCTTCACTGGTAATCTTGTGGGGGGGCTTCTTGAAAATCTTGGAGGCTACATAGCCGTGAAAATCGTGGCCGTCATCGAAGGCTTGCTGTAGCGCACCATCTTGGGAAAGGGCGGCAAAGATGCGAAGTTCAAGCTGTTCGTAGTCGATGGATACCCAGATATGCCCCTTATCGGGTCCGAATGCCGCGCGGATACTGGCCCCCTCGATAACCTTTTTGCTGACATTCATCGCGTTGGGGTCCGACGAACTGATACGGGTGGTGCCGGTTCCTACAGGGTGGATGGTTTGATGCAGTTTACCATTGATCTTGCGGGCATCGTAGGAATCCAGGTAGCCAAGCGCTTTGACGTGTTGACGATAGCCGGGCCGCAATACCACCCGCTGACCGTCTTCGTTTTCACCGCGCACGCCCACTAAGCACTCTAGGAATTCCTTGGCATAGTCCTTGTATGGATTGGAATCGTCCAATAGATGGACGGCTTCGTCGCAGAGATACGATAGCGTGGAGGCATCGGTGGACGCGGCCCCAGACTTTTCAGTTCGCTTGGTGACGGGAAGTCCCCAAACATCGTAGAGCAATTTGGTTAGTTGCTTGGGGGAATTAACATTCAGGTCTTTGACTCCAGAAGAGTTAGCCAAGTCCCACATGATGTAATCGTATTCGGACATCTTGGTCTTGTGGTAGGACCGTTGACCGTCAAAGTTCTCTGGAGAGAGACGAAGGCCGGTTTCTTCCATCATATAATAGATGGGGAGTAAGTGACGTTCCTCCAGGTACATATCCCACGTTCCATCTTGCTGGAGGATTTCTCGGCAAGTAAGGAATAGCAGCATGGTACGTTCGCGCACGTCGTGAATGGCGTATTCCCGGCAAAGCTTATTCTTGGGGTCCAGGGCGCGGGGTAGCCAGTAATCGTGGCCGGGTTCAGTTCCGATGGTGTAGCCCTTCTTCTTGGCGGCAATACGCGCACGGTGAACAGCCTTCTTCAAGGCGATTTCATCCCCGTCGGATACGTTTAGACGCACTAAGCACAAGTCTTTAAGCGCGTGGGTGGATTTGACTTCGTTTCCGCGAAGCCGGTAGACTCCCCGAGAATCTGCTAGGTGGGACAAGAAGAGAGTATCATTGATACTGTTGACGTAGACGGGAACTACGTGCTTGACTTCCGGGGGAACCGGTACGGACCAATGCGGAGTGTGGATGATTAGACCGGCGTTGGCGAAGATGCGAAGATCGAATTGACCATGATGGAAGATCAGGTCTTTACCGGCAAAGTGGTCTCGAATCTCTATCAAGTCGATACCGTTGACATCTACTTTTCTGGAGAAAAGATCAACTGGCCATTCCCAGCACTTGGCGCGGCCGCTGTCGTCGCATGTAGTTACCATGAATGGCTTCAGACCGCGACGGGCGGCTAGGCCGGGTACTTCGGTATCGACGGCAAGGGGCTTCATTTCGCACTATACCCCCGTGTTTTGGTGGACGATACTCAAAAGAAAAATGGGGAACCCCAACGCTTTAGCATCCCGCGTCTGCCGAATCAAGACCTACCCATAATCGGCACACTGCCCATACACTCCCTTGCTGGGCTGGGGTTCCCCACATTACACCGAATTCCGTTTCTTGCTTCTTGGCTTTTCCATTTCCCGCCCGTCTTGCGGTCAGCGTAGTTAGTGACCTTTAGGAACCGGGAGTACGCTTCATGCGTGGTAAATCGCTTCTTGCCTAGCCGAAAAGCTTCAAGCTTGCAACCATCCACCCCTAACGTCACCCAGCGGTAGACGGTGGAATGATTCACCCCCAGCGAATCCGCCAGCCAAGCAAGGCTAATACGATGTTCGCGGTAGAGTGGGTTCGACCTATCGAAGACAGCAAGCATTGGACTCATTCCATTTGGTGTTTTTAGAAGCCACTGGGATAGTGAGGCGATACTACCCCAGTGGCAGGACGGCAAAAGCGCCGCGCTCTTATGCGGACAGGGAAGACTCGCCAGCTGGTAGGCTTTGTCGAGTTTGCAAGCGGCCCCCTAAAATCGGCTAGCCAATAGAAGGGGGTGCCCCAGCAACTTCCCGGGGGCTGTTACTCTTCCACCAAGGTCAGCTTGTCCCATTCAAAGGGGCCGAGCGTCTTGCCATTGGCTTTGACTCGGGCGGTCTTCTCGTTCTTGTTGACCGTGATGACATCGCCAGTTACGTCCTTGTTGCGATGTTTGAACGTAACCTTGTCCCCCTTCTCGGGAACGAATTCGTCGGCATCGCCGGAATCGTCGTCACCGTTGTCATCGTCGTCAGTGGCATCATCGCCGTTGTCATCGTCGTCGGACGATTCGGTATTATTGCCTTCCCCGCCGTCTTCGGCTGGTTTGGGGAATCGGGGGTTCACGTACTTCTTTCCGTTGCGTTCGCTGTTCTTAATCTCGACTTCCATCGAAACTGGTTCGGCGGCAATCTCTTCCACGATACTTACCAAGTCGCCCATCTCAGCGCCTGAGATGTCATCGGCGCGGTCTGGCAAGATACACTTCAAGTCACGGGCGATGGCTTCCGCAACCCAATCGTCGCCAGCAAGGTCATACATCTGGGTGATTTCGATACCATCGTAGTCACCACCGTCCACGGTTGCCTTCAGTTCAATGATGGGATGGCCCTTCAGCTTGCCCCGGTCGCCAACGCGGAAACCGCCCGTAACCTTGCACGGGTAGAGACCGTCTTCAATCTCGGGGGTCTTGTAGCCGTCACCCGGCTTTGCTTCGCGTCCTTGCTTCCACTTATCCGCGTGTTTCTTGGCACTGTTGAGAAACGCGGTCTTTGCTGCTACAGCATTGTTCTTCGCGGCCATAAAAATCCTTCTCCAAAAACGTAGGAAAGTGACGGGTAGGTTTCACTTCTTGACCGGCTTGCCCGTCTTGTTCGCCGGTTTGATTTGCTTGGTTTGTTTCGGCGGTTGCCAATCGTAGTCCCGCAGTTCACCCAAGAAGGCTTTTTCCAGGGTCTCGTATCCGGCTTCTGGGTCGTCTGGAATTTTGATGCGCTTCAGCGGTTCACCATCGGGGTCAAGGAACATATCATTTCGACCGCACGAAGTCCAAACGATGTTATCGGTTGACCGAATGGTCATAACCCGGTCATTGCAGACCCAATCGTAGTGGAATACAAAATCGCAGTAGCGTTGGACCACGCCGATTGCTTGTTGGGAGCAAGATGGTTCGATACGCTCCAGGACCGTGCCGTCCGCGTTGGTATGGTCTTTGGCTTTTTCGTGGCTGATAAAGACGATTGATTTGCCCGCGTCTTGAACCATTGCAATCAAGTCGTCGAAAGTGTTCTTGATTTCATTCCAGACCCCGGGGCCGTCACCGGTCTGTTGCGGAGTGGCCACGTCACCGTATTGGCTAAGAACGTAGTTGTAGGTCAGTTCATAGGCGGCATCGATGGTATCAATGACGGCTACCCGCAATTCCTTATCGTCGCAGAAGAGACGCAAGTATTCCTTGAACGTCTTGAAGGTGAGTGGTTTTTCTCCCTTCGGCGGAACCATGCGGATTGGCAGGTTCTTGCGGCCCCGTTCCATTTGGAAATTCAGGGCGTCTGTATAAGATGCTCCGAAGGTACTCTTGCCGACATTCTTGCGGCCAAAGATCAAAGCAAAGTAATCGAGTAGATCGTCCGACGGTTCGTTAAGTTCGGTGGGCAGAGTCAGCTTGGACGTAGTGACTTTTCTTTCGGGCTGAGTGCGCGTCATGCTTTCGCCTAATAATTTTCTGGAGAGAATTGGTCCTTCGTTTCCTCGACTGGGGCCAGCTTAGCAAGGCTATTTTCGGATTGCAAGAGCAGTTCGGAAAAATTTTTCAGGTTTGCAATGTTGTTGCCGGATGGGGGGTTACAGTGGTTGAGTCTCGGGGAATTGACCCGTTTTGTTGCATACGCCTACGGGCTTCACCAACCACTTCCGGGGTAATTCGTTCCCGAGCAATCCAGCGCTGGAGGGTCTTCAGGCCGATACACAATTCCCGCGCAGCCTTGGTACGGTTGTGGTCGTGGTAGGCAAGGGCTTCGGTGATTCGTAACGTGGTCAGTTCGCGTATAGTTATTCTTGGTAACATGACTCAACCCGGGAATCCTTCAAAAAAGTAGTTGATGTTGATATTCAAAGCCTTAGCTAATTCGTAGAGAGTCAGGACGTTAGTGTTGGCTTTGCCGTTTTCGATGTTCCAAATTGTGTTATAGGAAAGCCCCACGCTATCCGCCATATCGACAATTCTTAGCCCCTTGGACTCCCTCAGAGTCCATAGCCGCATACCAATATAATTGGCTAGGGGGTTGCTCTTACCGATATGTTTGGGCATTCGGGGCATGGTTAAGCGGCTTTAATCTTGACCGGGATATATTCGTTCAATTCGGGGAAAAGCACTTCCCGGCAGTAGTACCCAGTCCGTTGGCCGTTCACGATCTTGTGGTATAAGTCCGACCTTCCGTAACGGCCCCCGGTCAAGGCGGGCAAGTTCAGAAGGTGAAACGGACTTTGGAACCGGTCGAAAGGGTTTTTTTCTATCGACCCCCACCACGATAGAAGATTGCGCAAAGCTGGGTCTAGGGTCAGTTGCTGAAAACGGGGTAGAGAATTGGGGTTCAAGTGGACTCGCCAACGTGCAAAGTAGTGGGTTGGCCGTTTCTTGATGTCAGCTTCAATTTTAGCCGTATAGGTTTTCATGGTGTCGGTCTTGGTCCAATGCTGACGGGGGCGACGGACCACGTTGTAGAGAATTTCCCGGGGCATGGTTCCCGTTTCGATATAGAGCGCCAGAAGGTAGAACATCGTTTGGAAGTCCGCTTTCAAACCATCCCGGATTTCATCGGCTTTGATTTCGGACTTCGTTTTGGTCTCGAATAAGCACAAGTTGCCCTTGGTGTCGCGAAAGACCCCATCTCGTTTGCCGACAAGATTGATGCTGTAGCGGCTGTTGGCGTGAGTGACGAATTGATAGGGGACGCTGAAGGGTTTTTCTCGGCTGACCCAATGTAGCTTGGCGTCATTCTTTTCCCAATAACGGGCATAGGCTGGAAAGATTACGCGAATGACGGTAGCTAGCTTTTGCAGCTTATCGTATTCGCTATGGTCTACGTTCGGTTGACGCGCGGCAAGGTAGGCGTCACAGCAGCTTTTAACCACTGACTCGGGAGAAGCCTTCCCAGCGAATTCACAGCAAAGATGGAAGAGACTGCCGAATTCCAATGGTTCGCTAATGCTCTTGGCGGTAACCCCTTCGATGTAGGATAGGGCGAATTGTTCTGGACATTGAAGCCACTTGGACAGGCCGGTCTGGGTAATACCGGAAAATGGCGTCCAGAGTGACTTGCGGGACTTGCTCTTGGCGTAATTGGGTTTGTAACGCGGCTTCCCGGCTGGGCTGCGCTTCCCTGCGCGACGTGGCTTCATGGCTCTATACCCTCTTGTTCTTGTGGACGATACTCGATTGGTGGTTAGGTGGTGACTGGGGACGTGGTAGCGACCTTGGTGGCTTCCGCTAGGGCCGTAGCGAAGTCCGCTGCTACGGCGGCTGTCAGTTGGAATGGCTTCCCGGTCGCAAGTTGGATGGTGGGGGCAAACGCAATTTGGATTTTGGTTATGCCCTGTTCGGCTTCAATGGACGCGATGGAAACGGGGGATGCCGTCGCGGAATTGTCAACGATTTCCCAAACGGTGGAAAGGGTCTTCTTAATCACGATTTTGGTTCCTCTAGTTTTGGCCAAGCTTTGTCGGCTACGTCAGCAGCTTGGATCAAGGCTTGGCCTAGGTGGCGGGCGAATGCCGGGGCTAGTGGTATTCCCTCAATCCAGGTCTTGTTCTTGTAGAAGTCTCGATTGAACATGATTACTAATTGTTGATTGGTTTCACTGGCCAAGATACGGGCAATTTCTGTTGGACTAGTTCCGGGTTTAGTGGCTGGCATAGCCACGATGTACGTTTTGGCGGTTAGTTCTTGTAACATGACTAAAGATTGGCCTGAAAGAATTCTCGCAAGCGGTGAATGGTCGAGTGGTAAGCGGTAGTGTTGATCGGTGGTACACCGGAATGAAGGATTGTAGCGGGATGGACGATACTGATTGAGGGAACCCCTTTTGGTGGCTTGAAGTGTTCCTTGGAAACCTTACCGATTAAGACAATGGCTTTGGGTTGAATCAGTTCCACCAAGGCGGCTACTCGGGGACTACACGCGGCAGCTTCGATCTTGGTTGGTTCTCGATACTTGGAATAGGTCGAGTCTAACCACGGGGCGCAGGCTACGATATTAGTTATGTAGCGTCTAAACGGTCCCACTATGGGCGTGCGTTCGTCACTCTCTACTTCCGCAAGTATCTCCCGCAAGAGTTTTCCAGCGGGTCCAACGAACGGACGGCCAAGAATGTCTTCGGTCTTACCGGGGGCTTCCCCGATGAACATGACATCGGCGGGAATGTCACCATGACCAATGACGATGGACCGGGCGAGTTCGCTAAGAGAACAGCGGCTACAGTCCTTCCACTGTTCGGTCAGCTTGCGATAGGTGCGGGACGGGTTAGCTACGGTGGGGGCTTTCGTCGTCACAGTAGTCCCCTTTCCTTACGAGCGCAGTAGGTGGCAATTAGCAAGGAATCGGCAATCGCATTGGTGATTTTTGGCAATTGCTTGGCGTAGAACTGCTGTGCTTTTGCGCGAGAAATGGACTTGTCGCCCTTGGTCAGACATTTCAATGCCCGCTGCCAAGTCATGGGCGGGACGAATTCGTAGGGGATGTTGATACCGCACAACAGACCAATCAAGAAGCCGTAGGACTTGCCGAACGTGAACGCGGAAACTACTCCCATTTGGGGAGAAGAAGATACGTTTTCGATGTAACCCATGCGAATGTCGTTAGCCGAGTTTAGTTCGCGTAGGTGTTCTGCTATCTCATTCGGGGTTTTGTTCTCCAGCTTGTAGGCGCTGATGACACAAGGGGCAGAAGTCCTTGTTTGGAACCCCAGTAGGGAGATACCCCCGGCTTTTCCCGGGTCGATGCCTAGATATGCTTCTTGCATGTTGGCCCTTCCGTTGATTGAATGTGGTGATGATATTTGCTATTTCCACGGGTGTCAAGAGACGTGTTCCGGTTCTTCCGTTGACTCGTTGACCATCTTCGTTGTAGCGGAACGATGGGAAGGTTGGTGGGTCCAGACGTAGGGCCAACCGGTTGAACCGGGTTCGATAACTGTTAATGGTTTGGCGGTAGCCGGTAGTAGGCTTGTTGCGGCTGAAGTAGTCCAGGAATTGTCTACCAGCCTTGTGGGGGAAGTTTTTGGCGATGACTGCCGCAATCTGTTCGTCGGTCAACGGGGGCTTCTTCTGGAAGAAAAACGAGTGACGATCACTGTTGTCGAAATAGCGGGATTCGTTCGTTTCAAAGATGGCAGCAAGAAATGCTACCAGTCCCATCGTGGGGGCGGACTTAGCGCGGTAAGTTGCCCGTTCGCGCTGGTAGCGTATGGCAACGAAGGGGTCAATTTCAATCTTGATTGAGTTCTTGGCTTGTCCCACGGGTACGGTCTGGGCAGGTTGAACAGCGGACTATGGAAGGGTCGGATAGATCGGTTCCCCGGTCGAAGACGATGCATCGGGGATGGGCGTCAAGTTCGCACTCGCAAATGGTTATGTCAATACCGTTTTCGCTAGCGCCGGGGCAGTCACAGCCAAATACCTTGACGGTTTCCTTGGTAGCCCCCAAGAAGTGTTGGCAAGGGGCTATAGCGAAGTTGCCGCAGAGTCTTTCCCGCGCAGCTGGTTTGATCGTAAGACATCGCACGCAACGTACCATGCCGTTGGGTAGGTCTTCCCAGACGCATTGTAGTGGCTGGTCCATTAAGAGAACGTCACTTCAATGATGTTGTTGACCGTGCAATGATCGAACGGACTGCGGGGAACCAATTCAACAAGGGTTAGATCGTATGCCACGCCCCGAGTGATACCGTCCGCAATTCCGTCAGACCGCCAAGTATAACGATTGTAGGTAAACCCATTTTGCTGCCCGTAGATTGTGAATTGGATGTAGACCAGTCCGCCAGAGCAATAGATACTTAGATAAGCGCTAACAGGGTCTGTAAATTGACCCCCACAAATACCTTTGTCGAATCCGCAACCACCACTAAAGGGGTAGACTTGGTATGATACGGACGTAGTACCGTTAGAGACGACGTTCCCGTCGTTGTCTATCCTCTGGCAATTGCAACCAGACAAAAAACCCCCGTATTCAAATTTAGGTATTGCGCCGACGGTGGCAATTCCCAGGTCGGTACAATCGCAACCACCCCCGGGAATACAGAAGGGGCAGGGCAGTTGGGCACAACAACAGTTTACACTTCTAGCGATACTACCGAACTTGCGCAGAATCGTCCCTAGGTACTTGTAGATGGCCATTTTTAGGACGGGCATTCGGTCAAGGGGACGGAATCGGACGTTGAACTTGCGGCGGGACTCGACCCGTCTGGGAAGCCCCAGAAGCCGAATGGTTGGTAGTTCAGCTTGGATTCAAGATTGGTGGTATTGTCGTTCAGTTCGATAGAACCAACGCTGTTGATGGTGTAATCTTGAATAACGGTTTGGCCCTGTAGGCTGGTCCCATCGCTTAGATGCAGTATGACCTTCAAGAGTCCGCTTTCGACTTTGACCTCTAAGGACGTGGGGCGATAGTCCGGCTTCATCTTCCAAGTACCGGCATCATGGCCCAAAACTTGGTTATCGGACCCCACGTAATTTTCGATGGTCTTGAATGTCCAGGGACCAGCGAAGTTCAAGAAGACTTGCAACTTGGTTGAGTCAAAACCTTCGATGTCTTGGAATTCCCAAGTTGTGTCATTCTTGTGCCACCAAAATTGGTTCTTGGCGGCGTGATAGTTCGATACGGTTTTCCAACGGGGGCTGTTTGCGCCGGATGGGTCCGTATCGGTACTGTAGTGCATGAAGAATTGAAACGCGGCGGCAAAGTCCGTTATTTCAGTAGGGTCTAGGGAGATAGTTTTTACACCACCCCCAGTAATGTCGATAGCGTAACCTTCCGCTACGGTATCGCCGGGGGTTCCGGCTGGGCCGGTAGCGCCAGGAGCGCCGGGAGCGCCATCGGCCCCCGGGGGACCGGGTTCCCCCAGACCTAATGGCGCGAATAGCTTGACCCGTCTGTTGATCGGGGGACCGGCATCCACTTCTTGTACTTCCGCATAGACCGGGACATACAAGTCTTCGTCAAAAGTTTCGTGGTCAATAATCGTATCGTAAAGGGTCTCGGGAACTTCATCGGCACTGTCGGCGGCAACCAACCTATCAAGTGACGGTGGGTGCATAATCTCTGGAAGAGAAGCTACACCGATGCTGGAGGATAGGGACCGGTATCGGGTGACGGGGCCGTATTGGGGGTGAATGAAGTAGACGACTTCTTCTACTTCTGGGTTGGGACCGATGGGAACAAAGCGGTCCAACAGACAATCAATGTTGTGTTCTCGGGACTTGGCCAGACGGGTGATGACGGCTTGGGCGAACGAATCGAGTCTAGTATCGTTCTTTAGTACGTCGCCAACTACCACTGCGGACATTGCAAACGAAGTGATATGTTCGGGGATGCCCGGAACGATACCGTCAACCAAACTGTTGCCGGTTCCGACTATCATGCCGGATGCAGCAAGGTCTGGGGCGGCAATTCCATGTTCGTAGGGGCCGCGCAGGTGAAACTTGGATACGTTATCGACTTCGCTGGAGTAGGTTCGATTGCGAATTTGGAAGTACATCCCAAAATACTTGGGGAGGCGATTTTCTTCCGGGATGCTTTGACCACATTCCAAGACGTTCCAAGTATTGCGGTTGGGATTGTAGGTAGTGTTTTTAGTGTCTAGGGTAGACTGCTGTAGAAAAAGCTGGTCGATGGGGTGGATTTCAAAAGTCCCATCCAGCTTGGGATAGATTTCATTTCCCGTGGAATGAAGTAGGTCGCAGAAGATGTCCCATGAACTGTGATTGTGGCAACGAATGTCGATTGGGTTTTCAGTGGGGTAACTTCCACCCGTGGGAAATGCTTGGGTGGATAGGCTCATGGTGAAGCCCGTGTTGTCCAAGAAGTGGACTGATTTCCAAAGCACTTCTAGCGCGGCGGCGAATGTCCAGGGAGTTCCTGCATAAGTATTTTCGGTAGTTGCGATGTAGGGGAACTGCGCGGAGACGGATGGGTCATAGGTCATTCCGCTGTCATCGCGAGTCGCTGAGACGATGTTAAACCCCGCATCATCCATATAGAGCAATCCACCGCTGACTGCCGAGAATGATGGGTGGCGGGCGAACAAGAAACGCTTGTCAACAAATTTAACTAGGTAGATTGCGTTGGGGTCGGTTTCCTTATCGGACCCAGTGATGGCACGGGCGGAATGAAACACCCAGCCGGAAGTGGTGATTGGTCCGCTAGTCTTACTGTCAATCAGGTCGATACGGTGGTCATACCAAGTCTTGTCTAGTGGTTCGATGTTCTTCTTAGCATCCCCGTCCAAGTAGAGACGCGGCAGAAGAAGATAGGCTTCGCTGGGTTCGCTACCGGCTACCAAGCGGATTGAGTTCGCAAGGTCGAACCACCAATCGGTATCTAGACCGAGACTATTGCAAGCGTGGAAGAGATTTTCCGCGTCGTGAGAAGAGACGTAGGGATTGTTCCCTTTCGGATTGCCCGTGGCATGGTCGGTGTAAACGTAGTAGATCGACACAAGTTAGGACCGTTTCTTGACGAAGTTTTCTTTTTGCTTCAGGGTCATGTTTGACGATGGGCGGCGCTGAAGCCGAGTCCCGGCCATGCGAACCGGAAGGTGGTCGCCCGCAACCTTGTGACAAGCAAACCATGCGGCTAGATGCTTTAGCCGTAGTGGATATTTTTTGTATCCGGGGGAGCCAATCCGAAAACGACGGTCGAGTTCGTACTTGTGGCCCCAACGAACTTCAGCGGAATGGCGACGACGAAGGCTCATGGCTAAAAGTTGTCGGCATTCCACCGACATGGAACGAGTGGCTAAGCCGTTCTGTTGCTCTTGCCGGGGTCGTGTCGGAGTCTCGACGTGATGACGGCAATCATAGCAGTGTTTTGCTGCCCAAGTATCTTTGCGTTACTGCTTACGAAGTTTCTTGACCAGTTTTGCTAAACTGTCCCTATTCGCTCTTGCTGTTGGGGTCGCCTTATCGGATTTTAAGCCGTTCGGTTTTTGCAACCTTTCCAATCGCCTATCACGCAAGAGGTTCCTTGCATACGTATAACTACTTGATCGTTTGATGGTCATTTTTGGGGGTAGGAGTATTAACCACGAAAACAAGGGGGGATATAGTTCCTTACTACTATACTTATAGTAATAAGTAATTAGTAAGTAGGGTGTCCCGCTGTTATTGTCGCGATTTAGCCGTTATTTTCAATATCAGTTTTTCCCGAAGGTTCTTGCGGGTTTTGACGTGCTAGCATCCGATGGGCGTGAACTACTATAGTAGTAGTAGTTCGTTTTGCCCGAAAGTTGTTTCTAGCTAGTTGGGCGAAATTCGATACTAAGAACAATTAACTTAGCTGGTAGACTTCGACTTCCAGTTTTTTACCGGGTTTTTCAGACCTTTCGACCTTTGCCAGCAAACTGCTTGCGGTCAGCAGCGCCCCCCAACCACATGTGCGCACGGGCGGCTTCTGGTCCGCGACTCTTGCGCATGTTCCGATAATACTTTGCCATCTCGTTGCGCAGTGCCCGGTACTTGCCGTGCTTGGGGAAAGCCTTCTTAGTATGGCGGGCAACACCGATCAATGCTTTGGTAACTGGTTTAAGTGCCATAGTAATAATTTTGGTTGATGATTGTGGGTTAGATATTAAAGACCGGGACCGCCAGCGCGCATATACACCCTTGCGATGTGTGGCCCTTCGTCTGGATTGTTACGGATGGAACGGTAGCGGTCGGCCATCGCCTTACGAATCTTTTTCTGCTTGCGAGCGTATGACTTGCCAGCTTTTGAAGACGCAACGGACTCTAATGGGTGTTGCTTCTTATACTTCAGTCGCGTGGCTTTAGCGACATTGACCATTATTTGCGTGGTTGGTTTAAGTGCCATAGTAATAATTTTGGTTAGTAGTTGTTGATTCCCATTCCAGTCTTGAACCGTTTGACCGACTTCATATATTCAGCGGCGACTTTCCTACCACTCTTCGCACGCATGTCTTGAAGGTCATACGCCACACTTCGCCGGTTTGCGCGGGCGTTCTTTCGTTCCGTTCGCCTTCGTTCAAGATCGTAGTTGCTAGATGCGATAGCCGTGGTGTCAACTTTTGGGTTGACTCTCTTAACCTTCTTGAATGCCCGCATAAGGGCGCGCGTTGTAGGTTTAAGTGCCATGATTGTTGCTGGTTTGGGTTACTTGATTCCAAATAGGTTTATTGATTCAACCCCACGCAAGGACTTGGACGAACTGGATATGCCGGAAGATCGTTTCTTGGCGCGGGCTGCCCGCATGGCGTCGGCAACTGCTTTACGGTGGGGACCGTACTTCTTACCGGGGTAGTTATTGGTAAGAAGGTTACTATTCAACATAATGGCCGTACCGAAAGTTGCTGCTTTGACCTTCTGAATCACTTTTCTACGGCTAGTCTTAGTGCTTTTCAATGCCATTACAGTTGGTACTTTCGCTGGCGGTAAAGGTAGTGGATAGGACCGTTCAAGCCCCACTGGGTAGGCGCTTTACGAGCGTCCCGCAGGTGTTGGGCCAACATCTGCCGGGTGTATCGACCGGAGGGGGTTTTCTTACTGAGTTGGTTGGCTGGGTGGATTGAACGGGTTACGCTCTTGACATTCTTGACAATTTGCCGGGAACGGGCTTGCTGGAGTCCTCGGAAGGTCTGGCCGGGCTGGAGACCAGCGCGCCGAGCCAGCATGGCTTGGGCAGCGGCACTTCGTCGCGCGCGTCCAGACCCGGTACGCTTGCTGAATAGGTCATTTCGCTTGACGTTAGCTAGCCCCCGGGTCTTCTCCCGAACCCCCATAATCAATGCCTTGCGACGAACCTTTTCCGCGTCCGCATGTTGCTTGGCGGCAAGGGCCGGGGCTTCCCGTATCTTCTGGCGCATGGCTTGACCACGGCGAACCAACAGTTGGCCCGCCCGCATCATGCCAACACCGGTAAGAAGTCTGCCGAGCATATTTGATACTTATGGGGGTTGTTCTTGTGGACGATACTCAACCAATTCTCTGGAGAAAAAGATTAGATGTGGCCGATGTAACCGATACGGACTCGTTTGGCATGACCAGCTTTGCGTTCTTGTCGAAGATGATCGGCTAGGAACTTTCGCAGGCCCTTGTCTCGACTGACCTTCTTGTTGGCCTTCGCAGAGTTGATAATGGATTGGGTTGACGGTTTCAATCGAGTCATGCTACACGTCCTAACTTGAATTGGTAGTCACTGACCTTGCGGTAGTGGCGAACAAGTTGCTTTTCTTCCGTTTTGTTATACCCACTGGGGGCGAATTCCCCAAGCGAATCTGTCATCTGGACTTGATTGGTTGGATTTTCGCCCATGTTTACGGTTTCTTCTCCAGAAGAATTCTGGGCGGGCGATGGTGACTCGTTTTGATTTTGACCGCGCAAGAGACCAAAGCACTCGATTTCATAGTTAGCTTCGTCCCCGAATCGAATGCGGGAAAGGGGTGTTAGGATTTGCTCATCCAGGTCGGTCATTAGCCCGAGACAGATTTCCGATAGAATTGCGTAGAAGGCTTCTTGGGAAATGTCTCGACCCCCGGCCCCACCGATAGTGAGACCTTCCCCACCACCCCGAGTGGCGCGCACGATTTCGGGATGAATTTCCATTCCCTCCAGAATTTCGTCATCTAGGTCGTGGCCGTAGCTTAATAAACCATCGGGGGCAGCTTGGGCGGCTGGGTCTAGGAATTCCCATTGGGGATTCGTGGGGGGCGTGGCCGGTAGGGTAACCGTGGCTCCAGACGCGAACTTGTCCCCCATCTCTTGGGCTATTTGGCGATGGTCCCTGCCCATCGTTCCCACTGGGGAACCGGTTGGTGGGGGCAGTGTTCCCACGGGGTACTTAATAATTGGACCCCGGAAAGAGTTCTTGTAAAACCAGAGTTGCCGTTGATCCCGGAAACCGCGTCGCGCCCACTTCTCATACCACGGTGGGAAAGCGCCGTAGAGACGGCTTTGACCGTACCACCGATGTTTGCGACGGCGATGGACGTGCCAGAAGGACTTGGGGACACCGATGAACAGGGATTCCCGATTATTGAGGGATGTCCCGGCTACGTCGATACCGCAGAAGGCTCCCTTCAGGGTACGGACTTTAGCGTCTCGGGGGTGAATGTACTTCAGCTTGTCGAATTGAAGTTGGCTGTCAATCGAACGGTAGATGACTTCCGCTGGTTGGTAGCCGTAGGGCATAGCTTCCAAGGCAAGGTCCGCACTGTTCCGCCAAAATCGGTTGATTTGCTTGGCGAGAAAATCCTTTTGTTCGGGGTTGTCACAGTGGACGAAGAACCGGCTATGGGTCAAGATTGGGCCACGAATAATGGCCAATCCAAGAGTCACTCGGGGGTCATACAACATCGCGTCAATCGCCATTGCGTTGAACAGTGGGCGATTAGGGTCATAGATGTAGTTGACGAAAGATTGATATGGCGGTTCGTAGTCCGCAGTCAGGGCAGGGCCGAGTAGAGAATATGGATTCGACATAGTGGCTTGGTAAGCATCATGCTATGTCCCATCCGTTGGCTGGGGCGTGGCTTCTTGCGCTGCTTTGGCCCCGGCTAATTGTTTTTCTTCAAGCGTTCCTAAAGTGGTGATGGCCGTCAACCAATACGCCCGTTCGGGAGTCATCTGGCATAATGGTTGTCTCTGTACTATTTCGTGGTAGGCTCTTAGATAGGAAAGTACGTCTTCGTCAAAGTAAAGTGGGTAAAGATCATCCGGGACGCTGAATGGGTCTAGTCCTAGGATTGCGAGTTGACCACACTGACACAAGTTTTTTTTAGATCGGATAGTACGTTGTTCATCACTTCGGCTAAGAGATGAACGGTCTCTTCCGCGATGTCCGTCTTGGTGACACCCAAGTGTTCCGCCAGCTTGGTATGAAAACCATCATAGGCGGTAATAGTTCGCGGTTGAGCATCGGCGTTGATACCCTCCGCAATACGGGCAAGCATCAAACCTTCCCCGTAGAGATGGTTCAGGACAGTAACTTTTACCTTGTAAGTCTTACCGGTTGTTGACTCGAATTCAACCGTGGGGGAACCGTCTGGTTTCTTGATGCGGTAGGTATCGTTGGCAGTGCCCATAGTGCAACCTTTCTAGCCGTAAATTTGCTTGTCACCATCGGTGACAATACTACCATTTTTCGGCGCGGATTCCAAGACGTACTCTTTTTCCCAGTAGAGACCGTGAAGAGTCACTTTTCTACCGGTGTAGGCATCAGTTCCCACGCCTAGGATTTTGGGGACGATTAAGTCCGTACCGATCTTGATGGCTTTGGCTCCACCCACGCTTTGCAAATTAGGGACGGGGACCGGGTAGCCGGCGCGAACTGCGCGGCCACTGAAGATGAATCGAAAAACGTCAGGACGAATGGCATGGGTGGTAACTTGTGGGAGTGAAGTTCCACTAATTATTTTGGGGGTAAAGGTGGATTCGGTTTCCCCGGCCTTATTGGCTTTGACGTTTTCTTGGTAGGGTGTTTCTTGTTTAAGGGGGATACTGTGATAAGCGCCGGTTGTCACTACGGCTTGAATGTGAGGTTCATAGTGTAAGTAGGACGTTTCCGCTGGGGGGGCATAGGGTTCTTCTGGCTTAGCCTTCTTTTTGCCCTTAATGCTATCGGTCTTTTCCCGTTCAGGAACTGGCTTGTTGTCTGGTCCCTTGCCGGGTCTGGTAAGTGGGTGGCATAGATCAACGATGACATCGGCGCTAGGGTCGAATTGATACCCACGCCAACCACGCGGCCCTTGGATGTCCTTCAAGCTGGTCCGCCAGAGAGACCAACTAGCGCAGTTCTCGGGAATGTCCAACGGTTCAAATAATCCCGTGGCGGAAAAGAGTTCCCGGAAGGAACAAAATAGCCAATAACCGATAGAGAAGTTCATTGACCGACCGTACAGTTCTTCGTCAATTGAAATAGACGTGATGATACCGCTAGACTTCTTCGCGTTGGTTGTCGGTTGTGTTTCGTTGCTGTTTTGATTTGCCGATGTAACGGTAGCTAGTGAAATGTGCCCCCTATCCCGTTTGCCGAAAATGTTGTCGAAGATCGTGGCAAAAGCAATCCAAGCCCGGTACTTGGAATAGCCGGGAGCAACTTCGATGGACCCCGAGACGCTACCCGCCCACTTAATGAATCCATCACGCAAGGAACTGGAGTATCGCCGGGTAACTTGTTGGTGGACGATACCTTCAAAGAAGGGATTTTCTGAACCAATTTCGGTGAAGGTAATGGTGAAGTTGAGGGTCTTACGATCTTCGGACAATGTAAAATTGAAACTACGCTCAAACCCTAGTGGGGATTCAAAGAAGCTGGCGATGTCTTCTCGTAGCTTATCCGCACTGTCGCGAGTAACAAGAGAGTTGGGAGAACGGGAAAGGGGAATTTCCGCAGTACCATTAATGGTCATGGAAGTTAAGCCATTAGTACCGATACCCCACGATATGCCCCAGACCAATTGCGCGATACCGATACGGCTGTAGCTTTGATTGTTGCAATTCGGGAACCACGTCGAACACTGCCAGACCACGCGCACGGCTTTACTTCCGGCGATGGGGTCAGCGGACACTACTTTTGGCTTGGGGCCGTTGTTGACATCGTAGTTGTCACCATCTTGGACAGAGATGTTACCAACTCCCTGACTCCAGAAACGAAGCTTTTGCCCTTGTTCCGATAGTCTAGCGCGCAGGTTGGTGAAGGTAGCGTCCGTGGTGGCAGCGGCGTTGTAGCCGTAGTCGGTTAAGTGGGCGTCCGTGTCTAATTCCAAGGGAACCCAAACGAATTCAATTTCCAGGTCCATCCGAATGTACTTAGTGGTACGCCCATCGTCGGATGTCTCTGGAGAAAAGGTTACTTTGGCGTGGCGCGCAAGGGGGAAACGAAAACCGTTATAAGAGACGTTGGCAATGTTGCTAGTCTCGTCGAGTAACGGATTAAGGTTTAAGGAATTAGCCATTTTTGTGTATCGTTAGAAGGTTGACTTTCCTCGACCCTTGGTAAGAACGCCAGCTTCTAGTTCAGAAGATCGTTTGCGGACTTTTTCGATAGCATCACCGTGGGGATTAAGTGCGTCCAATAGGTCTTTTTGAGAGACTGCCGCGTCTTCGTACTCATCAAGTTGGATGTTTAGCCACTTCATAAGTAGGCCCGCTAATTCCTTCAGTTGGCGAAAGAAGGCAATGCCCGTGGCGTTCTCAAACATGAACTTGATGAATGGATGATCTTTTAACCAGTCTTGGATTTTCTCCCATATCTTACGCACTACTTCGACGGTAATTAGTATCCAGTCGAGAACGGTTTGAGCAATGTCCAGTAATTTGATAACGGCTGGGGCAAGTGTTTTTGTGATGGACGTTTCAATTCGTTGGGCGGTTAATTCCAGGGTGGTTTGCTTACTGATAAAGCCCTGCATCTCTTCAGATAGGTCAGCGGCTTGGCGCATGTCGGCTTGAATCTTGCGCATGTCCGAAGCTGCCCCGGCTTGGGCAATCCCGGGGTCATACCCGCGCAGCTTATCGGTTAGGCGTCCAATTTCAGCGGATACCAAGGTAGTTGCCGTGTAAAGCGCCCCGAATGCTTCCGTAACTACTCCCACGGCAATGGCCGCAGTACCAAGAGTACCAGCGAATGCCCCCCCACTGGCAGCGGCTGGGCCGGTTGGGGCAGCGGAACCGCCCGAACCGCGCGGAGTGATTCTACCACCGCCGCTAGGGGGCGTAGGGGCTTCTGGCGGTGTTGGGGGAAGACCGGTTGGCGGTGAAGCCGGGGGTGACGCTGGGGGCGTACTGGGCTGCGTCTGAGGCTGACCGGGAGGTGTCTGCGGCTGAGGCTGGCCGGGTTGGGGTTGACTCGGGGAAGACGTGGGAGAAGGTCCAACCGGCTTGGGTGGGGATGCTGGCGCTTGTGGATTAGGTGGGGACTGGGGAGTCCCTCCAGGTTGGCCTGATTGTTGCCCGGGTTGGTTTGGTTGCCCCGGTTGTCGCGGCGCGTTGGGAGACTCTACGGGAGGGCGGTCGGACCCTTCGTATTCGATTTTGATTCGTAAAGTCTTTTCGTCGGAAGCCACACTTCACAACCCCGGGTAATTCTCTGGGGAGAAGACTAGGACTGAGTAAACCAAACCACTTTGCCCGAGACAGAATCGGTGTAGGGCAAGCACAACAGGCGGATAGGGAAGTTCTTTTGACCGGTCTTAATGAAGAAGTCTATGTTGTGTCCAGGGGCCAAAATTACTTTACTGTAGGTGCGCGTGGGAGTAGTTTCCCCAGCAGCGGCAGTACCGGCGATTGCGGTAGCCACCATTTCGCCACAACTTGCCGAGTAGAGTACGCCGGGCGTACCAAGTTCCCGTTCCAAGGTGTTCTTACCAAAATTGGTAGTATTGGTCTCGTTGAACGGGTAGGCCAGTGATTTACAAGCAGTGAAGCTGGCTTCGCGGAGTAGAAATTCCAAGTAGTAATTCCCGCCCGTATAGATAGCGTCCAAGATGGTCTCGGGGCCGTATTGGTCGCTAGTGATTGGTTCACCGCCGACTGAACGGGAGATACGGATACCGTCGGGGCCAACCAGACCCAATGAGGATGCAACGGAAGCGCCGGGCGCTTTGTAGGTCAGGTTGAACGGACCCGCGATAATGCCGGATGGGATAAGTGTTGCAGTCATGGCGTTGGACCAAGGTTAGGTCTAGCGTCATGCTGTGTGGTGTATTGGGGGTTGTTCTTGTGGACGATACTAACCGTCCGCATCGATGGTGGTCATGTTGTGGACGAATCCGCTACCGCCAAAATGAACTTCCCATAGTAGGCCGGTAATGGCTTCGTCCGAACTGACACCGTGAAAGTGGTCTGGGCCGACAATTCGGGGGCGGGGGTCTGCCCCAGTGAACCAGAGCTTATCATACGCCGATTGCTTGGTTCCTAGCAAGGCGTTTAAGGCGGCAATGTAGGTAACGTAATCTTGGTGAAGTAGGCGGACTATTTCCCGAATGCGGGCTTCGATGGTGTAGGTTTGTTGGACGAAGATGTCTTCATCCCGCAAGATGGCTACTTCTCCGATACGGTCGAAGGGGATTTCCCCGGTACGGTGGGTGACTGCGACGGTGATGGTGAATTCTTCTTCTAGGGCGTAAGAGTCCCGGGGATTAAGGGGAGTCCAATCGCGGCAGTAGACGGAAACGAATTCCTTCCCAGCGCTGGGGGCCGGTCTGGCATCCGGCATATATTTGCAGTTTGCCGCACGGCGCTTGGTTTGGGTAGCATGGTCGGTGTTATCGTAGAAGCTAGTGAGATTTTCCCGCAGAATGTTGCGAACCGCCAAGCATGGATGCAGAAGAGACATTGGTTGTGCGCCGCAACTGACGTAGGTCTAATAGGCGAATGTAATTGAAGGCGTCTCGCCGGTCTGGGTAGGAATGGCGGATTTTCCGAAGCACTTCAGCTATTAGGATTCTCTTGGCTTGTTGACTGATTGTCCCTTTAGGGTAGTAGTGGTTGATGATTTGAAAGACCCTAGCCAACCGGGTTCGGCAACCTTGCCGTTGGTATCCCCGAGCACGTCTTGTGCGGATACGTTTGGGCATTATCGAATTGACTCTACGCCCTTCTTGGTGGTCTTGCTGCGCAGGGCTTTCAGTTTAGCGACAAGGTTTGTTCGCGTGGTCTGCTGTGTGGGAAGTTTCTTGGCTACACGGCGTACCGCCCGTTTGGTCATATCAACGATATGTTTGCTGCGGCATGACATAGGGGTTAAACCGTGGAAACCGGTCATGGTGGTTTTTAGTGGTGGGATTAAGCCCGTTTGAATTCTTGCATGGCGGACTTCTTGCCCTTGTTCTTGCGGTGCCAACGAAGTTCACCCGCAACGTGGTCTCGTTCGATCTTGGGGTATTCCTTACGGCGCTTGGCGGTCCCGATCATTGCCCGGGTTGTACGTTTGAGTCCCATTAGAGAACCTCAGTTAGTTTCTTGATTACTGATTCAATGCCCGCATCCAATGCCCGTTTGATCCACGGGTCAATGTTTTGGGGCCATAGAGGACGTTTCTTGTCCACGTCGGTAGCATACTCAACCTTGGTTCCCCAGGTCAAGCTAGTTTGGTCTTTGTGGTAGACCTGTTCCGGGGGTGGGGAATATCTCTCTCCAGAGATTTCCCCGGGACGAAGTGATTTTTCCAGCCGTCCACTTCTCTGGAGAAGAAGGACCGTTTGCCGGGAAGTGTAGTCTAGGATGGTCTTGGCCCCGAGTTTATCCTTGACGTATTTCCAAGCACTGGCGGCAGCGGTTTCTCGGGCTTCGGATTCGGAGAGTTGGGTTCGCATGTGGGCAAGGTAGTGGACGAAGATTCGTCGCCATTCCTTGTCTTGCTTGGGGGTTAAGGTGGGGCGGTGGGTATTACCGTAGGGAGTGGGTTTTCCTTTGTACGTGGCAAGACCTTGCCGCGCGTCTGGGCGGGAATACGCCTTGGTCTCTGGTTTCAGGTCTGGCCACGATTGGCCAAGTTCGTCCGTACCGTGGTGACTTTTTACGGTGAAAGCCTTGTAGACACTGGTTGCGAGTGAGAACGCGAAGGTACTCCAGAAGACTGCGCCGATTCCGTCTTTGTCTGGTTTTCTTCCGGCCAGAATTTCGCCAAGGGATTCTATGATTGCGGCTACATCGCGGGGACGTTTCACGGTCACAATGGTAGGGGTTGTGGCCATCTTCCAACCATTGGGTCCAAGTACGGCGATAGTACATAAGAACGTTTAGACGGTCTTAAAGAACTTCCGGTAGGGGAAACGCCGTGGTGGTCCGCTGCCCGGGATAGGTTTCCAAGGAATCTTGGGTGACTCGTTGGACGGGTCCGATTCCCCGGTTGTCGATAATGTAATTGGCTACCGTGGGGGAAGCCGTGACGTTGACGTTCAGGCCGGGGATGTAAAGTTCCCGTTTGAAGACTGCTTGAAGTTCTTCGATAATGTGTTGATAGCGGTCGATGAACTGTGAGGGGTTGCCCCTTCTCTGGGATAAGAAGTAGGCGGCAATGTAGGTTGCGCGACGACGAACCCAAGTAGAGTTGGAAATGTCCGCATCGGCGTATTGGGTCCAAACGTATTGCCAGACAGTTTCTGAGGCGTCGGCAATAATTTCGTCCAAGATGACAAGTTCGGTGTCAGTTACCGCGTCCGCGTCATCCAAGCGCACGTCCACCCCAGCCGTGCTGAACAGACGGCTGATTTCCTCATAGCTGGTAAGAACGACAGTCATGGCAGTATCAGGGGGGTTGTTTTGGTGGACGATACTCGGCTAGCTGGTTTCCACGGTCAAGCTGGGATTGGTTGCGCCGGCTAGGACGGCACGAACCCAGTAATTGCCGAAGATTACCAAGTTGAATCGGGCGGCATCCACAACGGTCAGGTCGGTAATGGTTTTTACCGTCACCCAGTTACCGTCGGCAACGCCACCTACGTCCTTGCAAATTTGGAGAGTCAAGGTTCCGGCTGGGGAGCCAAGAGACCCATCCACATAGACAGAAACCGGGGAGCGCTTTAGGTAGCCCGTTCCGGTAGTGTTGGTGGTTACTGCGTTGAGAAGTTTCATATTACACCTTGTCCGATTAAACATGCCAGATAGTTTTGTCGCGCGTTCTCTGGCATGGCTGTGACCATTGGGTTGACGATTCCCGAGACGTTCCCCGGATTGTAGAGATTGTAAATGGCTAAGTGTTCTTCGGCCGCCAAACTGCGGGCATAGAGACGAATATCGTCTAGGGGCTGAGTCCCGTAGTAGCCCCCCGTGGTTGGGTCGAATTGGGCAATTCTCCAGGTCTTGGCGTTGCTGGCCGGGACGGCATTGATTGTGCCGGAAGCAACCAACAATCCGTTTTTGTAGATTCTTCCCGTGGTCCCCGACCAACTGATACCGAATAGGTGCCAACCCGTGGTATTGGCGATGGTCCAACTTACATCCGAACCGGTTCCCCCCATTCTCAGTTTCAAGAGACCGGTTTCCTCAAAGACGGCAACTTGATCGTTCAAGCCCTTGGATACCAAGGTTTGGGTGAATGTCGAGTTTAGGTCTTTAATCCAAAATGTAATTGTACCGGATGGTGGTAGGAATGTGGTGGGAACATTCAGGGATACAAAATCGCTGAATGCGTTGTTGGGACTGTAGCAAGTATCGATCTTCCCGGCCAACGTGGTATTAGCAGCATCGCGGGAGTAAGTCCCTTTGAATTCATTGCCGGATGAGTCCCGAGCGGTTAGGCCAGACAATTCATTCAGCTTGTACCAAGCAATCGGGTCGTTAGTCGCCATGATTGCCGGGAAGTTCTCTCGGTAAATCATCATAACTTCAGTGGGACTAAGGGCACGTCCATAGATACGAACATCGTCTAGGGAGCCGTTATAGAAACTGGCCCCAGCGAACAATTTACCGATGTAGATAGTACCGTTGCCGGATAGGTCGAATGACCCGCCTGAAGATATTTGGCCAATGCTTACCCCATCAACGAAGGCGACTAGAGTATTGGCTGTGACTACGCAAGTAACAAGATGCCAGTTACCGTCTGCGGCTGGACCGGTTCCATTGGCGCTGGCGGCAAGAGAAGCGCCGTTGTGGGTGTTGATGACTTGGCTGGTATGGAAGGGGGCGATGCCAATATCAGGACCACCAATGGCAAAGGCAAATTTGTTCGCCCCGTAAGCGGACTCTTTACACCAAAATGAAATGGTGTAGTTAGAACCCATTAGAGCCACAAGTGGGGCGCTGGTTAGGGTAATTGCTTGGCTGGATACGTCGGCAAAAGTAACTCCCTTACTGTTGCCGTAAGCGCCCGCCACGCCCAGAGTAGGAGAGTTGACGTATGTTCCGGGGTAGGTGCCGGTAAGTTCGACACAAGTAGTGCCAGAAACATCGTCCAATGCCCATCGCGCGAGATAATCGTTGATGTTGTGCATGGCTAGTTCTGGTCGTCTACGTTAAAGGGCTTGCGGGCGTACTTCATGCCGGTTACCAAGCCATCTAATTTGGCTTCGATCTTGGTGAGGGTGACCAGCATTTCTTCGCGCGATTGGTCGATGCGGTCTTGCTTGGTGGCTAGTTCCTTGTGTTGGTCAATGAGAATTTCAGTACGGTTGTCTACCCTCCCAATTCTGGTTTCCACGTTGGCCAGACGGGATTCAAATTTTGCGTACTGCTTAAACGCAATTCCCATGACGGTAGCGACTACAGTTCCCAAAGCACCAACCGCATAACCGATGTACTCGACCAGACCAGAAGACGGACTTCCATTTTCCATGTTTCTAATCCGCAAGATAACTAGGGTCTAGCATCTTGCTCTTGGACGATTCTAACGCGCTGGAGTCCAGCCACAAAGCTAAAGTGAAAAAGACCGTCAAAACAAGGGTCTAGGCTTGTTCGACGGTCTAGGAAGTTGCAAAAGAACGGGGGCCGGGATGGGTTAGCCGCGCAGGTCTAGGACTCGTTTGGCTTGGGAAAGAACGTCTTCAATGCCAAACATCTCGGGGTTCTTTTGGTAACCCACGACGTAGCCTTCCAAGGCTTTCAATTCAGTGTGTTCTTCGTTGGGAAGTTCTTCAGCAGGAGCCGGGGGAGACGCGGGAACTTGTTCTTCCGGGGGCATGGGTGGGGTTCCTTGAACTGGGGAGGGTTGCTTTTAGCAAACGAAAATGTTCTAGCAAAGTCAGGCGACTTTGGCTAGATGAAGTTCGATCTTTTTGGAATCGAATACCTTTCGTTTCTTGGGTGTGTTCAAGGCGTCGATGACGGTGTAGGCTTCGGAACAGTAGCGACGAAAGAATGGCCACGTCATACGCTGGAGACGGCCCCACGTCACGCAAGTCAGATACTTGGAATCGTAGCCTACGATGTCCACGCAATGACCACCCCAAGAGTAGGGAGCAGCGGAAATTTTACCCCACGGCTTACCCTCGTTGATTTCATCGGCGGCAGTGGTGGGGAGACCTAGACCGACGTAGAGACCGGTATCGGTGTAGATCGTGGATTTGACCGCGTAGTTGTCACTGGGGATAACCGCCGAATAGGCTTTGATCTTGTATTGGCTATCTTCCACCATCCAACCGTCTTTGCGCCATTGGTTGAGGGAATCCAGCATAACCAGACCGCTATCTACTCCCCCCGTTTCGTGGAAGTATTCCTTGTCCACGTCCGCAGAAGTTAGGGGGATAATGGTTTTTTGTTCGATAAGTTCGCATCGCAAGGTAAAGTGGCCCCGGGCGGCAATGACGCAATTGCCGTATTGGTCATTGTCCAACATGGGCAGGGGAATACCGGGGTGAACGCGGTCGAATAGGTATTCTTTTGGAAGGACGATCTTCTTATCCTTCTGTAGGTTCCGCGTCAAGAACGTGCGGGCATCACGGCGGACTGCGTTCTTACCAAGCTTGTAGATAGGGTGAATTTTAACGGTCATGGTCGGCCCTTAATTCTCTGGAGAAAAAGAGTACAGTCTTCGTCAACGTGGGTGTTGTACGAAGCCCAATCCCCGAGATGGCCAAAAGTAAAGTGGCAATTCAGGGAAGGAAACTCGCAAAGTGTTTTGAGATTGGCGGGGTCTAGTTCCCGGGTGGGGTCAATGTGGACGGGAACTTTGTGATGGACTGTTAGGTTGGTCTTACGCCCACAAGCTTCGCATGTGGGGTTCAACTTTAGATGGTTGTTGCGGGTTGAACGCCACTTATAACTTCGCTTGACCTTTAGTAGGGAGTCGCGAAGTTTTTTCGGGATGATGGTAAGTAGGCGTTTCATGGTAGAAGGGGCGCGCTGGACGAAAGAAGTACATCCGTATGGGCTGCGGGTTCCTTCCCTGAAGTCCAGCGCGCTTTTACGGTGGGACTACTTAGAATCGGGAGTAACCCAGTCGATTTTGATTGGTTTCTTGGTAACCGCGTCCCGAATTTCAATTTCCGTTTTGTACTGACTGGTTAGGTCTGGGGCGGAAACTATGGGTACGGGTTGGGTGGGCGTGGTGTTGTGACTCCCAAGCTGGTAGAGACCAGCGCCGCCTAGGCCGGTAGCTGCGATGATGGCTAGGTGTTTCCAGTCTAGGCCGGAATTCGTTACCGTGCGTCGCGCGTCTACGTTCACTGGGTCATTGTCGGCTGTTGGGTCCAAGGCGATGTCCAATGCTTTGTGACGAAGTTTCTGGTCTAGTCTGTCTCGCCAATCGCGCTTGTTGTTGGCGTAGGTGTTGTCTACATCTTCTTGCGCTTGGAACTTGCCGTACAGTTCCTGTTTGTCGATTACTCCCATGTTAGGACTTTCCAAATTGTTCCGTTGCCGTGCGGTTACGTTCGCAAGCTTCTTGAACGAAGTCCCTACCGGCTTGGACAGTATCAATGGCCTGTAATGCCGCAATGCGGTTTAAGGTGTCCTTGGTTGGGGTCTGCCCCGATTCAATCAAGGTTTTGAGATTGTCCAGCCGGTTGGGTACTTCGATCATGGCGTTGCCCATTAACGCGGTGATTGAGTCAAGGCGGTTATGCCTTGCCGAACTTGCTATCGGCGTACTTCTGCCGCAAGTCCGCATTCGATTCGTAATTCTTGCCCGCAACATCCACGGTCAAGGCTTGCGAGCGGCAGACGACGGAATTGAAGTTAACGTCCAAGGGGGCGTCGTTCGCTTCCATATGCTGCGCTTGCCGAGTTTCGTCGGCATTGGCGTTTGGCCCATAAGGGTCAAACCGGGAAGGGGTGTTGGCATCACCCGATGATTGATCGGCCATAATAGGGGTTCCTCCAGTGGGATCGGTAGCCATAATTGCCCATAGAGCTATTTTACTTCGGAACTCGTTTGACAACCCCTTCCAACTTCAGTTCCGAAGCTGGTTGAGTTGGTTGGGGGTTCGCCTGTTGGCGTATGGTATCCAATTCAGTCTTAATCGACTGGAGTTGGTTAGTCAGACTAGAAATGTCTACGGTCGAGTTGGTACAGTTGCAAGACTTGATGGTCGATAGTTTTTGGTCAATGTCGTTTAGACGCTGTTCGATGGTGGTCCACTTGTCACCACACTGGCAAGATGAAGACTTGGATGTGGCGGAAATTTCCAAGATTGACTTCAGGGCCGCAAGGTTCTTGCCGTGTTGATCGACGGCTTTGTCCAAAGCGGTCAACGAAGCTTGTAGGGCGGCTAAGTCCTTGTTGGACTGGGTAGGTTGAATTGGTTGGACTTGGGCCGGAACGGTTCTCTGGAGAGAAGGCTGCGACGGGTATTCGTAGACGACGGTTGGCTGTTGGGAGTATGGGCGTTGACAGTTGCCGGAAGAACAGGAACCGGATGCGCATGACCCACTGTAGATCGAACTACAAGAGCCATTAGAGCAAACTGGTTGCCACATATATTGGGTGAGACTGACAATCCCGGACGGGCGTTCGTAGCCGAGTTGGCGAATGATGCCGCGTAGGGGTTCGCCGGTCGCTACTCGGGAAGATGCGAAGTGTTCGCTGTCGGTAGTGTTGTCGGACCCGCCCCAGACCACGCCACAAAGCCGATTCTGTTCGTCGAAGCAACCCCCGCCACTGTCCCCGGATTCGCAGGACGCGGATACCGTAGCGTGGGGGTAGTAGCCGGGACCAAGGGACTCGTTGTAGTTGAGAACCCTACCGGGGGTCATGCGGAACTGACCGGTCGAACCGTAGCCGCAAAGCTTGATTGGCCCCGTGGGGGCGTCATCGGCCATTGGGACGGGTTTGGTGGGGGGCTTGGGTTCGACGTAGAGAATTACCAAGTCGTCCTTATCGATGAAGAGTAGGCGGCAGCGGGCGGAATGGTAGCCGTCTGGGAACGATACTTCAGTGTTAGCTGCGCCGTTATCGAATAAGTGGGAGCATGTTAGGACGAAGCCCCCGTTGTCGTCTCGACCGATTAGGGTTCCACTGCCTAGGTCTCGATAGCCGGGAACGTGGGCGATTACCCGGCAACTGGCGGCATGGACGGCTTCATTCGGTACTATCCCCCCCTGTTCTTGTGAACGATACTCTTCGCCCCAAGAGACCGATGGGAGAGTAATGACCAATAAAAAAGCCAACAGCGCGCCGTGAGATGCGCGCCATTGGCCGACCCGTGAAAGAAGATTGTAGCCCATATGCCCATACCAACCCGGGGGTTGGCTTAGAAGTCCACCGTGGCGTAGTAGACGGCCTTCGGAACGTACAGGATGGGAAGGAACTTCGCCCAAACGTGCAATTCCACGCCACTGACTGGTTCGATAATGTTGCGAGTCCAGTTGGCCGAACCCGACACTACTTCCGGCTGACCACCGTAGTTCTTGGTGACGTATTCTTGACCGGCAGCTTGACCAATCCACTCACCCGGTTCCGGGGTGATGATAGCTCGGTCGTTGGGAATGAATTGGGAAACGTCCGCGATGGCCGACGAATCCCGATCTTGGTCGATGTTCAAGACACCATCGTAGACGTGGAAGGTGGCATTCGGCAGAGCGCGGAAAACCACGTCTTCGCCACGTTCGCGAATTTTGTCCATCGTTTCCATCTTACGGGTTTGGACATCTTCCCAAACGCGGAAAGCGGAACCGCCAGCGGCGCGAAGCTTATCGTTGTTGATAAGCGATACGTAGGGTTGGCTGGAAATGAAGGCGTGCTTGACCATCATACCGGATTCACGTTCCGATACTTGCCGCAGGTTGTGCCATTGGCCGATGACATCGGCGGAACTGGTCGCCCATTTGGTGGTGATGATGTTGGCAGCGCCTGACAATAGCGGCAATTGGCCGGTATGGTCGGTGGGAATCTGGTAGCGGACTTGGGTTTGGCCGGAACCGGCTTCCACCAAAATCTGGCGGTCACCGCCCAAGTGCTTGATATCGAAGCCGTTGCGGAACAAGCGGCTAACAGCAAATTCCCGGGCATTCATTTGCCGTTGCAAGAGTGCCTTCAGTTGACGGGCGACATAGGCTTCGCCGTTCTTGTCCAACGTACCCACGGGCTTGCCCATTGGGCGGAAACCGGCGATACGGTTGTGTTCCAAGAGCAATGCTTCGTAGAAACGAATCAAAGCGCCATTGGCGACACCAACGGGACGTGCGACGGGACGGGATGGACCCGAGATACTTGGGCGAACTTCCGCGATGGTGCGCGTGTTGTCGAAGTAGTCCCAAGCCACTACGTCAACGCCGGGAGGGACCGGCGCTTGACCAAGGGGACCGGTCAAGTCCAGACCGAAGAACTTTTGGAAGACGTTACCCGTCGCACCAATGCGCGAGAAGACGCCCTGAATGAATGATTGACTGCGAAGCAGTTGTTCAACTGTGACGTAGCCGATAGGGGAAGCTGGCATTGTTGCTACCTTGGTTGTAAATTACCACCACTCTTCTTGTAGTGGTGGTAACTTGCCGGTCATGGATTCAAACTTGACTGGAAACCGGGGTTAAGGGTTATTAGGCGATGGTCAGGGTTCCGGCTGTGTTGGTAATCAGCCATTGCGTGGTTGAGTAGCCAATCAGTTCGACATAAGCGCCAACACCGGAAAGGGTGACGGTATCGCCCGCGATGTTCGCTGGACAGATGAACGTGTTGGTTCCGCTGTCCAAAACGATGTTTTGCGCTGCAATGCGGTGAAAGCGGAACGGTCCCAATCCAGGGAGTGGGGACGGCATATTGACGGTTCGCGCTCCTACGTCGCCCGTGTTCACAAAGGTCCGACCCGCGTGGACGCCCGCAACCAAGGTATTGGGAGAAGCGCCTAGAGTGGACAGCGTGATTGCTGGGAGGGGGATACCCGGGGGCAACAGACCCTTGACGTGCTTGTCGAACAAGAACCGGGATTGGGCCAATTGAATCAGATTGGAACCGTAGGTTCCGCCCAATCCCAAGGCGTTTTCCGCTGCGATAATCACGCGGTCGGAATAGACGTTACCGCCAACCAACAGGTCGCAGAAACGATCTTGGTCACTTCCCAACTGGTCGAACATCGTCAAGTTGTACGGAAGGAAACCCAAGAAGTATTGGCTACCGTCGGTCGCAGTCACGTCCCACTGCTTGACCTTGTATTCACCCGTAGCAGACGGGTTGATTGGTCCACCCATCGCCAGACCGGCGCGAAGAATCTTGGTGTTAGCGGTGTTGCCCGCGTCCCGAGCAGCGCCGGTAACTGTTACCGCGATGCGCTGGTTGAGCAAGTGACCCATGAACCAGAATTGGTTCTCGAATGAGTCATAGGCTTGGCTAATGCCGGGAGGGACAGCAAATTGCGAGCCGAGTGGGAACTGCGTCATGGGAAGGCTCTTAGTTGGGGGCGTTTAGACGCCCGCGTATGGTTAAACGATGTACGTGGATGCTGACTTTTGAGCGTGCTGAAGAGACTTCTACAGACCTGCGCGGTCGCAGATTCCGTTGACGTAAGCTTCGTCCAAGTCTTCTTCGGTGGTCTTTGGCGGTTCGTGAACGATTGAGCCGTTGGGGGCTGACATCGCAAACAAACCATCATCGTCCACCAAGCTGCCCGTCATTGGGCGTCCAGTACGTTCGAGAAGGGCAATTTGCTTCTCGATTGTCGAGACGGGGAAGTCCCCATCGTCATTGATGTCATCGGCGCTCATGCTGACGGCATTGATTTCGTTTTCCAGTTCCGTCACTAACTCGGGGGCGAGTTCGTGAGAACCGGAATTGCGCAGGCGGTTCAACCGGCGCTTGAGTTCGTCTTGCTTTCGCTTGGTTTCGCGCTTCAAGAGAGCGTTCGTGAGATTGTCACTCATGGCAATAGGGGCCGGTTTTGATGTTGAACCGGCTGGGGGATTGGTGAGGGGATTGCCCGAGTTCATCTCTTTTTGGTCCGCAATCTTTTGCGATAGCGTAATCCGCAAGGTCGAAAGAAGATTATCACGATTCGTGTCGGAAGGCAACACGATTTTTAGTTGTGAGAGTAAACCAAGAACTTCGGTCAGTTCCGGGTCACCTTGTTCTTCAGCTTCAGCGCCACCGGGCGACGTAACCAAGTCCGACATCGATACCGAAAATAGTTCAATGTCGTCTTCGCTCATGACGACTGGAGAGAAGTTGTCTTGGCCGGGTTCAATGGCATGAACTGGCATCGCGATATGGGCGATGTAGTCTGGGTATGCTTCCGTAGCCATTGGCGGTTTGTAGTTCGGCAGGACACAAATAGAAGTTTCTTGAACGGTACGGGAGACTTTTCCTGCTGGGGTGTTCAAGTCGTTGGGGTCACCAAAAGTATCCACCACGCCAATTAGCCCGGGGCCGGGCTTGAATTCGCTGTTGACTTGCGAAACGTCTTCCACGTATTGCAGGTCTCGCCAGTAGCCACCGTTAAGGGAGGCGTCCCAAGCAATTGGCTTGTTGTGGATAGCGTCCAAAAGTCCACCATCTTCCGCGTTCTTGACGGGGAAGGGGTACTTACGGGACTTGTCCCGATGGGCGAAGGGGGCCGGAATCTTGAACCCACTGGAGTTCATATCGGCGGCAATTCCCGCCAATCGGTTGAGGCGTTCCGTATCGAAGGTCTCTTCGCGGACCCACTTACCGGATTCATCTTGGAAAGCACCGGTCGAGTTAGCTCGGGCGGGTACTCGATAGGAACCGGGTCGCAGAATTACCTTTTGGTAACTGTGCAACTGAGAAGATGGCGCGCCGGCTGGCGGTACTTCGGCGGGAGTAGTAACCGGCGCGCCATTGGGCCGCGTGCTGGCCTTCTTAGATGGTTTTTTTGTGACGGGCATGACGGACTTAGCGACGTTTTCGCTGTAGCGTCATGCTCTAAAAACCGTATCAACTATCGCGAGTGTTAGATATACTCGAATACTCAAATTTCAGTCAAGGCTACTTCCGGGAAATTTTTCTGGAGAAAAAGAGAGTGGTAAGGAAACGAAAAAAACACCTTTCCACGAAGATCAAGCAATTGGTTTGGTCGGTGAAGTCCCATCGTTGCGAGTATTGTGGCCAGAAACTGAAGTTCAAGAATGCAACGGTGGACCACTTTGTTCCTAGGTCTCGGGGCGGGGAGAATTCATTTTGGAATTGGGTTTTGTCTTGCGAGTGGTGTAATAATCGTAAGGGTGATTTGGAGTTTAAGAGTCTGGCGGAAGCGCAGACCTATCTGAAAGGGTTGAAAAATGGCAGTTGATTATACCAAGGTGTTTACCCTCATTGGGAATACGGTGGCAAGGTTGAATGCGTACTTTGCTTACTTGACCACGTTCGATACGGACCAGACCAATACCGAAAACCTTTACAGTGCCCAAAGTGTGGTGCGGTTGGTGGACGGTCTGGACAGTGATGTCTATGAGAGTCTGCGGAGTGACATCGTGGGGTGGGTTAGTAAGCTGATTAGTCGGACGGACTTGGTATTGCTGGACAGCGAATTGGTTACTAACAATTTTCAGCTAGGGACTTCGCCGGGAATAACCACGATTTTACCGGCGATCGTGGAAGATATGGTCTTGGGGACCAAGCACGTTAAGCCGAGTGTGGCTACCGTGGGGAGCGTTACCAAGACGACCAGCGCTTACAGTGCGTATTGTGGTAATCTCATGGTCGGTACATTGTTGGATGGGGTGACTCCAGCGGTTGAGGGGGGAATTTCCTTCGCTGCCAATGCGGGGTTTACTACTCAGATGACCCCCGATGCTGAGACGCTGAAGTTCGTTTGTACGTCAAGTGCGCAGGATGGGGCCACGGTTGGAAGTGAGACGTTCGACGTAACTGGTATCGGACCCGCCAGCAGTGCGTATTCAGTTGCCGGTGAACATGTTGGTTCGGCGGGTACGTTGGTTGTGGCTGATAACAATAGCGTTACTTACGGGACGAACCTCGATTTCTCTGCTTGGGCGGATTCGTCATTGCCTCCCGATGGTTGGACGGATTCATTTGGGGTGGACCCGGTGAACCAGTCCTACGTTCAGACCATCGTAGCCGCCGAGAACTTGGGAACCCCGGGATATGCGATTAAGACCGTGGAAGCCGTCAAGACCATGCAGATACGGACGGAACTGGTAACGGAATCCCTGATTGAACGTCGTGGCTACTTTTTGAGTGTGATGGTCAAGAAGCTGAACGGCGCGAAGACCAATCCCACGGTCAACATCACGATTACGAATGGGGACGCAAGTACCATCGCGTCCTTGAACGTCACGGCTACTAGTACCATACTTTGGACGCATGGGTACTTACAGTTCATTGCGCCGCAGAAGGTGGTAGGGCCGGTTGCACTGTACGTCAATGTTTCTTGTAATACCACCATTTCCGCGATGGCTATCGACAATATCGTCATTGCCCCATGTACCTACATTGCTGGGGTAGGGTTCGCGATTGTGCGGGGAGAACAAGACTTCGTGGCCGGTGATAAGTTCCAAATTAACTTGTCCAATAACAACGCGGGCAAGTTTCAGACGTTCTTTCGGAAGGCGTACAAAGCACAGTTACCGACGAATGCTTCCCCGTCCATTTCTGATAGCTTGGTGACCTGAGCGAGTTCTCTGGAAAAAAGAAGCCGTGGTCAGTTCTTGCTTGGGTTCTTGTCCCGGCAATACGTTGACCACGGCTATTTTTGTTGTCTGTTGCCGGATTGCTCCGAAAGTGGGTGTTCTTGTGGGGTTGAGTATCGTCCACGAAAACAACCCCTGTGAATGTGGAAATGTACTACTTCTGGGGGGTAAGTGGCGGAATCCCCGGGTTTTGCGCGGGGGTCGCTGATTGCGGGGTTGTCGGAATCCAGACCCAGACCGGCCCAAAGATAGCGTCCCCGAGCCAGCAAGGACGATGGTATAGCATCCAGACACCGGATTGGGGTTGGGCAATGATTGGACGGTATTGGGGGACGGGGACCGTAACCGTGATGCTCTGGGGTTGGAGGCTGACGAATTGGGCGTGGGCGACGGGTGTCAGTAGGCAACACAATAAGAGAACGGAAACGAACTTCATGGGTTGGTACTCCGAAAATAGTGTGGTAATGGTTTTTGGTTTAGCGTCTCTCTATTACTATATATATAATATATAATAATAAAAAGACTTTCCCACGGTGTAGGGTAGTGAACTTAGGACAATTCGTAAAGGGAAGTTTTTTCCGCTGCTAGCAATTTGACGTAAGTTCAGACCGGGCAATATCTTCGTACTGTTCCGCCCATTTCTTTAGAACCGGTTGGATTGCTTGGTTCAGTTCTTCAATGAACTTGGTGGAAGCAAGTGTCGTGGTATCCGGCAAGTTCGGAAGGCTTTGAATGAATGAGCAACGGTTAAAGTCCAGCCGGGAGAACCCAGATTGATCATCGCGGGTTATGATCTTCAGCTTTTCAATGTTGAAAGAACTTTGTAAACAGGAGGCGGCAAAAGTCTTGTCCATTACTACCTACTTCCTTTCAGTTTGTTGTGAAGACAATCAACGCGGTGATGATCGAAGAATTTCCAGACTCGGCACTTACGCAGGGAATCGTATTCCAATCGGTAGGTAGGGCCGGATGGGACTGGGTAGAATAGTTCCCATTCGTCGAATCCTTCGTAGCCCCAACGGGAACCATCGTAGCGACCACCGATGACTTCGATTAGTTCGCCGGTATTGCTGGGGGCTTTGTCGATTTCCTTCTTGTGGCTCATGGTTTCCGTCCTAGAGTGTTTTTAGTCTTTGGCGGGTGATGTCCAATTGGTCTTCGCGAAGTTCGATACCAATGCACTTTCGGCCAGTTTTGACCGCTACTGCAGCAGTTGTACCGGAACCCAAGAAGGGGTCCAAGATGACATCGCCCCCATTGGTCAGTGCTAGCACTAAGGGCGTGATTAGGGACTCGGGATAGGGCGCTTCGTTCTCATGGGCCAGCTTGTGACCTAGGTGTCCGCCCCCCACGGTCGCGTAGATAACGTCTCGGGGCTTGGTGACTGGATTGGTGGGGTACTTCCCTCCCTTGCGCCGTTGGCCCTTGCCGTCGCGTTGGCGGAAGTCTCCCCCAGCTTTGAACTTGGGCGGGGTTCCGATAGCGTCGGGATTCCAGGTTGGGATAGGGCCACTGTCGCGCTTGAAGAAGATGATTCGTTCCCAAGTATTACCAAACCAGTCCTTGCGGTTGGGAGGGGCGTTCTTAGTCCAGATCAAGGGGCGCTCCAGGGTGTAGCCAGCTTGATAAGCTTTCCAGCAGAGTCCGTCGATAGCTGGATGAAAACTACCGTTGCGGTAGGTGTCATTGACCACGAAGCCGACCAGGGGCGCGACGTTTAAGGATACGTCTACAATCCTTAACATCCAACGTATCCAATCCTTGACCGGCCAAGTTCCCCCACTGGTCAGACCGTAGCGTTCTCCCTTCGTGGGGTACGGCGGTGAACCTAGGACTAGGTTGGCGCAATCTTCTGGTAGGAGGGATAGGGTCTTTAATGAGTCGCCACAGATGAGACAAGTTCCGTTTCGGTCAAACTTCAGTTTCATACTATACCCCTTTGTTTTTGTGAACGATACTCAGACGGCCTTCTTCAAGTAATGGTAGGGAACCCAAGCTACAAAATCATTGAATTCCACGCAACACTCTACGCCACCGTATTGGTTGTTGCGGAATTCTTGAACGTAGCCGAAACGGTCTGCCAAGTGTCGCTGTCTCATGTCCAGGTTGTTGAAAACCTTCACCCGGTCCCCGGTTAAGATTGGTCTAGGTCGCTGTGATTCGGAAAAGTTATCCATAACTTTTTTCTCCAGAAAAAGTGCGGTGCGCGGTTAGTCCAAATAAGGATTATAGCCGTGCTTCATTGCGTGTTCATCGACGGTTAATGCTTGTAAGTTGTCGGGGCTATCGTTGAACCGGTTCCCGTCGATATGGTCAACGTGACAACCTTCAGGAACTACTTGCCGGTTGAGGATCATCCAAACCAGTTTGCTTAGCATGATGGTTCGTTTGCGCCGGCAGTTGGCTAAAGGTGGTAGACAGAGTTCCACGCGGTAACGTGGATTGTTCCTACCGGGCATGAGACTGGACTTCAATACCTTCCCACGATGTTGGACAACGGGAGTCTTTCGGTCAATCCAACGATAGATGGTTAGCTGGCCGGATAGAATCAGGTCTAGGACTTCTTGGTCCGTTACCTTCTTGGGATTGGGAATTGATAGCGTCATGCTGGGGGTTCCTAGTGGGGCGTAATCTCTTCCCAGACCTTCTTCATGTCGGTGATGTCTTGCCAGTCGGGAATATCGTCTTTAACGCGGTGGTACAGCTTATCGGGGGTTTCGTCGGTGTACTGCCGTCGCACGTCTCGACCTTCCACCGAACAGATACAGTGCCCTTCCCCGGCTAGGACACCGATGCGGCGCACCAAGTGGGTATGAATCTGGACGTGTACTTCAGCAGCGTTGGGGTAACGTGACATAACCAAGTCGATGATGTCAAGATCGGTCTTCTTATTGGGCTGTCCCGCAACACTATTGCCGGATGGGTTCTTCATGTTACTTTTCTGGAGAAAAAGATACAAGGGTTAGAAGGGCAGGGATACCGACGGCATGATTGCCTCGGGCATTAGGGAACCACAGAAGGGGTCGAATTGGTCTTCGCCAGCTAGGCGGGTGACTTGGTGGCAAGCATTGCTGAAGGTATCGATGATGTCCGCCGTTTGGTGGGGATGGCCAGTCCAGGTAAAGACTTCTTCTTCTACTTCGGACATCCAAGGGGCTTCGCGCGGCAAGAAGACCTTGCCTTGTTCACTGCGGACTTGGGCTTCCACGCTGTTGGCAATCTTATCGGGGACGCATCTAAGGGGTTCCACGGGAAGACCCATTGCGGCCAACATTTGGAAGACGGGGAGACCAACCCCAATGGCTTCGCAGACCACGAAGGATGGATTCCAGATTTTGACCTTGTGTTTGACGCGCTGGAGGAATTCGGGGGATTCGGTTTGGGACCGGTCCATGTCTAGCCAAAGTAAGTCGCCCGTGGGGGTAACTCCCCAAACACTGGCGACACCGTAGGAAGCGCCCATCCGTTGATGAAAGCGGATACCGGCGATACCTTCCCGGGTACTGGCAGCGGGGTCAACGGTCATAAAAATTTGGATGTAGCGAATGTCGAATTGTTCGCGGGTGCCATTGGGTCGAGTGATAATAACGCGGTCCCCATTCTTGTCATACCAACCAAACCAACGGCGCTTGAACCGGGCATTCTCGGGCGCTCCCCAATAACCGTAGCGAAGTTGTTCGCGGGTTAGGGGGTCGAGTTCCATCAGCATCTTGTGGTACTCTTCCCGATCTAGGGAAGGGTTGTCCTCGATACTGGCGGGCATGAATGGGTGTTCCGGGTCGAACCCTAGCCATTTTCCACTGATGGGGTCTTGTTCGATCTTAAAGCGTTTTTTAACCCAGCCGTGGCCGGGTCCACCCGGATTGCAGGTTGCCCGCACGCGCAGGGGGACTTTCGACAAGGGGGCGTAACGTCTACACAAATTGCAGTTAGGGTCATGCGGCAACGGCGCTGGTTCCCCATCGATGACACGTCCTTCATGGTAGTTACACTTAGTTCTGCGACAGCGGGAGAATAGATATAGGTAGTCTTCTTCAAAGTGCTGGGTGAGTTCGTCAAAGCCCACGAATTGATATGCCGCGCCTTGGTAGCGTTCTGTAGCCCGGAATTCACCGATATAGGCAAATTGGAGTCTGGCCCCAGATGGGAAGATGAAGCAATGTTCGTCGGCAATGTACTTGACGTAAGGTGCCCACCCACCCAGCCAAGTATGGGCACGGTTAAGAAGGGCTTCACCTTGTTTAAGGTCGGAAAGAGTCTTGCGGAAGATGACGGCGGAATACTCGGGGATGTCTACGTACTGAAGGGCGGACATTAGTAACCAGTCAGACTTACCGCCCCCGGCAGCGCCACCGTATAGAAGTTCCTTGCTGGGGACTAGCATGGCGGCTAGTTGCTTTTTGTGTGGCTTGTAAGGTATGAAGGGTGTCCAAGGAACGATTGGGTCAGACCAACCGGAATCGGTATCTTCTGGAGATAAGACGTTCGCAGACATAGCCCATTTGCCGCGTCATGCGAATCAGTCGATTAAGGGAGCAAGTACGCCAAGAGCCAACCAGTAATGAGACCAACTAGTATTCCTAATACAGCGAAGTAGGCGCGACTGTTGAAAGCATCGCAGGTCGCACAAGTATCGTAGTAGTGGCCGATGGTCTCGGGGGTCAGTTCGTGGTCATGGATGGACTCATTCTCAACTAGAAGACCTAGTTTTGGCCGTCCATGTTCGTCATAGAGTTCCGCACGTTCCTTCGCCAGTTGAGCATTCAGGTCGGTGGTAGATGCCATCGGCATACCAGCTAGGGAGTATTGATTGCTTTTGAGGGTACGGCTTTGCTCTAATTTGGACCAAGCTTCGCGGTCTCGTTCGTCTCGTTTGGCAATTAGATCGTCCATTTTGGGCATGAGTTCGGTCAGAGTAACCGATGGTTTGGGTTCGATTGGTTCCCAGACTTCACCGTCCCAACATAAGTGATTACCGAATGGGTCTCGGGTGTGGAAGATCGATAACTTTCCACAACGGCCACATTCAATAGCGTCCTTGCTCATACTTATCACCCTTGTTCTTGTGGTTAATACTCAATCCTACCGACAACGTAATTTCTGGAGAAAAGAACATGGGCGATTGATGTAGTGGACTTCGACCTTGGTTGATGTTGGTTGTGGTCGGTGCGCGTAATCGTATAGGTCGGCTAGCTTCTTGTCGATAGCGGGTATCCGGGGGTCTCTCCAGGATTCCACGTTGTCGATTCGTTGACCTAGGTCGAAGGTTTCCTTGGATAGCCGAGTACAAAGGTCATCAAACTCACCGCGTAGGTTTTCAACCACGGTTAGTATACGGTCGAAGTGGTTGGTTTGGGTCTGAAGAAGCTTATTGAGGGAACAAATTTGGTCTTGGGCGGACTCTAGTTGACATTGTAACTTGCGGATTTCAGCTACGTTTCTATCGCGGTCGTGCTGAAGAGACTGGATTACGGCTAACAGGTCGGTAATGCGACTATTGGCAAGGTCCACGCGGAAGTTTGTGGTATCGATGGACGCCTTGGTACTGTTGGCAACATCCCGCAAGGCGTCTATGCTGCTGAAGGCTTTGGTGTCCCGGTAGTAACCGCCAGTGATGCCGAGAACGCAACTGACACCAATCAAGAAGAGTAGGAAGTAGAATGTTTTTGGGTTGTGGACGTGGGGCATGTTGAATCCCTTCGTGGTTACGGCTGGAGTCATTCCAAATCGGTGATTCGCGAAAGTTTGGTAGAGTCGTTTAGACATTCTTCCACGTCGAACTGCGTGCATCGCTGGCTACTGTCGCTAAGGTGGTTCCTAACCCGATGTTGGTAGGCGTTCAATGTGGATTCGGGAACTACAGCGGTACTGCGTTTTAGATCGGTAGCCAATTGTTGTAGGTCGGCAATTCTTTTGTCCCTTTCGGCTAGCAGTTCGTCCTTCCGAACGCACGCGGCTAGAGCGTGGTCCGCCCTTTGTTGGGCATTGTCTAATGCTTTTCTGAGGGCGGTAACTTCCATTACTTTCTCAGAAAAGTTAGCGGCCATTTTCTTGATGCTGACTTCTTTGGAAGTTAGCTTGGTCGTCAGGTCGGTTATGGTATCACTGAGTCGAAGAGACTGTTCCTCCAGGAATTTAACGCGGGATTTTAGTCCGTCCAGTTTTTCAAGAGACGGAAGAGAATTAGACATCTCTACCAATAGAGACATTGCACAACAAAGGTGGTCCATCCTACGTTGACCGATGTTATGCCCGGGACTCTGAAGAGTGGTATGTAAATCGGACAGTGTAGCAACGACTTCTAAGATTCGTTCGACGGTAGCCATTGGATTCATTCCTTATATTAGCGGTCATACTCAGCGCGAAAAACTTGATCAAGGTCTTCAAAGCCGATCTGGACTCGACCCGGGTTAAGACCGGCAATTACGATCTTAACCGGCTTATTGACGATGGTTCTACCGATTTCCGCTAACTGTTGCAAGGTTACAATATCGAGTTCGGCAGTGGGAACTTCAGGCTTTACCGTTGCTAGCGTGGTGGGAATCCGGGAAGCCTGAATCCTGAGTGTGATTCGTTCCCGGTGTTTTCGTGAGATTAGAAGCATTCGGGGTAGATTCTTTCCGCGCCTCTGGTATGAGATAACCCAAGCCCGAGTCCCGCCATACTTGCAACACGTCTGGTAAGTCGCGGACGGTAGGTACATCGGCCATCAAGTCATCGTCTCCAGTATCATTACCGGTAGCCGCATCTTCCGCAATACCAACCGTGGCGGGGGGTTCCGCGATTTCCGGGTTCTTCGTGGGACTAATCTGCCAAGTACCTTCTCGGCCAACCCATTTACCCGGCCCAGTCCGTAACCATTCCAACGGGTCTTTGCGGTGAATCTGGGTTTCAGCTTCAATATACGGTACTAACGCGGCAAAATTTATATCTTCCAAAAAACGGCTATAGTAAGAATCAATACCTTGTTCCAAGTCTCGCAATCCTAGTTCGCGCCATCGTACTAAACGGTGTCGAGTGATACCGGCAATGGCGCAGCAGATTGGGACACTACCACCAAGAATAATCATAGTCAACATTTTGCCATACAAGTCAGACTTCTCGGCAATTAAGCGAAATAACAAGTCCGAATGGTCTGGCGGGTCTGGTAGTTGTTCTGGCGGACAAAGCAGAGTCAACCGGTCATTGATGCTTACCGTATGTTGAGACAGTAAATCCCGCAATTGTTCCTGTAGTGATTTGTTGGACTCCAGAATGGTGGGGGGAGGGACCGGGGGCGTAGCCACCACCCTAGGCGGTTTCTTGGAGCGTCCCTTTGGCTTCGGTGAGGCCGGGGGCGTTTTGACCTTAATCGGTCTGCGGACGGGCTTCTTGGTTGGTTTTTTCTTGGCCATATCAATCGCTATTTTTGCGCCTACTTATTTTCCGTCGTGATTTGGCACACAATCCCAGCACTAAAATGACTACGGCTTCAACGACGATAACTACCGCCAACCCAATCCACATTGCTAATACGGCCACGTAAATAGCAGTCATGGCTGGGCATCACTTTCCTTCGGTAGTTCGATGCCCGCCAATGCGGCGGTGAGTTCGGATTCGATTGCGATGGCTCCGCAGTTGCAGTGGTACTCCCAACAACTCCACGCACCACAGTTAATCGTGTGTTCCACGGTAGTTCGCTGTTCATACTCCTTGACTGCCGCCACCAGCCTATCGAGCTTGGCGGCCAAGAGCGTCGCGTCCTCGCCGTTCAAATCGTCGGCGGCATAACCTTCGGAAATAAGCCACTGACTCACCACGTTATTCGCCATCGTTCACTCTGAATTTCGGTCCTTCGGCAATCTCACCGTTCGCCATTCGCACGGCACGCCGCTCGAATTCATTTTTTGGCCCGTGCGCCGCAATGCGGGAAACTGCGTTTTGCAGTTTGCGACCATGATATTCTGGCATTAAGTGAACCGCCAAACATCCGGCCCGCGTAATCTGATACGTCTTTTCGATCATTGTTCACCTTTCTTAAAATTCGCCGGTATTTCCGCGATCACTTCCCACCTCCCAACGCCGCTTCGTTCGCGGCTAGTAATAACGTCAGTTGCTTTTCGAGTTCGGTATTTTCCGCACTCCACGCCGCAGCACTCTCCGCACTCTCCGCCGCACTCCACGCCGCACTCCACGCCGCACTCTCCGCCGCACTCTCCGCCGCACCCCGCTCCGCACTCCGCGCCGCACTCCACGCCGCACTCCGCGCCGCAGCCCTCTCCGCACTCCACGCCGCACTCCGCCCCGCACTCCCCGCC